ATAGGGGTCACGCTCAGTGTTTAAATTATCTGTAGTAAACATCGTCCCTGATGCTCACAAAGATGCGATTAACCAGATTGCTGGAGCTTATGGCTGTGGTGATAACAATCTTTCCATAAAACTACAAGGTGAAGATGGTATCTATTGGGGTTGTCATTCATGGTGGAAGCCAGAAGATTACGCAGTATTCAGTGATGATGGGTTACGTAACCTAATGGTTCCTGTAGAATTACGTGAGTCACTTAATCATTTGTATGAACGTCTATCTTTAGATGGTGATGCGCAAGAGAACTGGCAAGCAGCCTTAACTGAATTAAACCTTATTGCTTATACTCAAGAGGAAGTCTGATGACTACTAAAGTTTTACTAACCAACGCACCTGTGAAGATTGTTACTGCTGAAAACTGGGCATTACTATCTTCTACGTCAGGGATAGATTTTAAAATCCACGTAGGTGCTACTGTATCTAGTGTAGATGCCTTCCACTTAATCCGAGAGATTGGCTTCGGTGTAGGTGTAACAGTATGGGCATGGACTGATGGTGTTACGCCAGTCTATGTCAACGTATCACAAGGATAACTTAACAGGCACTTCTTAGGAGGTGCCTTATTACTTCAACTAATTTGTAAGTTACTAGGAGAAAACCATGAGTGATAAACCAGAGTTAACTCATGTAATTAGGTATCTATAGCTCTATCCGCATCCCAACCATACTTATGCATACGTTGGTACACCTTCTTGTAGCTAATACCTTTCTGTTCGCATAACTCTATTAGTATATGTTCTTTACCTTTGTAATTTACTTTTACAGTATCCTGCCTGTTACGCATATTATTACTACGTGTAACCCAATGACAGTTATCCTTGGTATAATTCCCATTATTATCTTTACGATCTAATTGGTAATCTTTACTAGGTCGCATACCTAAATCACGTACGAAACAAGAAAAGCCAGAAAGTTCAGCAGTACCTTCTAACCAATCTTTTTGTACCGTTATCCCACGACCTCCATAATTTTTATAATCTTTACGGGTTTGGTCATAGCATCTTCTTTTCATATCGGCATAACTATTCATAGTAGGTGAATCTGCTAAACCGTGGGTTACATTAATTGGTACGCCTTTACGCATACTGTAAGAACATGTTTTACAGCATACAGATTTGCCTGATTTAATATCATAAGTATTACGTTTTGCAGTGTATCCACAAGTACAACGTACTTTTGCGTATTTTCCTGATATCTCTAAAATAGCCCAAGAACTTTTAGACATGGTATATTCCTTTTATGCTTTTGGGGTATGTATATGACAATACTCCATGGGTAACTTTATTATATGAGGATATATTAATGAGTGCAACTCCTGAGTTAACACATATAAAAGTAGCTCGTAGCTACTTAGGTTTAACTGAAATTAAGGCATCGAATAAACACCCCACTATAGACGCATGGGCTAAAACACTATCAGGTAAGTGGTTAATAGGACAACCCTGGTGCGGTACTTTCTGCGCTCAAGTGTTTAAAGAAGCAGGTCTCAGCGCCAAAGTACCTAAAGAGTTCTTTAGAGCTAAAGAGTGGGAGAATGCAGGCACTAAACTTAGTAAGCCTGCGTATGGTTGCGTAGTAACCTTTACACGTGATGGTGGAGGTCATGTTGGTTTTGTAGTAGGTAAGACTAAATCAGGTATGCTTAAAGTATTAGGTGGAAACCAATCTAATGCTGTAACTATTCAGGACTTTGACCCTAAGCGTGTTACAGCATATCGTTGGATTAGTACAGGTACTACTCCACATGATTATCGCTACGATCTACCTGTACTAGCAGCAGGTCGTATCTCTACTAACGAGGCTTAAACCATGCTAATTATGGAGTACACAAGTGACTAGAGAAGTTATATCAATAGGCTTAGCAGCTAACGATAAGAAGGGTGATTCTGCTATTGTCTTTGGAGCTAAATGTGAAGACGCTTTTAAAGAACTTTATTTATTCTTATCAGGTAATAGTTCTACTGTTACTCTTCCAACTGCAGGTGTTCCTGTATCTAAAGGTGGTACAGGAGCAGAGACCATTCAAGGTGCTAGAGACAATCTTGGTTTACTTACAGACACTAATAACAGCTTTGTTCTAGGAGGTTCAGCTACTAAGCTGTATGACGATAGACTCGTCAACTACCCTCAAGCTGTTAGACCATTTACTATGACTAAGCAAGACATTAATACCTACGTTATTACGTCAGCTACCTCTCATGGTTTAAATGGTTTTAAGTATATTCTTCCTAGAGATGAGTTAGGTAACTTACTCTGTACTTGTACTATCGAATTTGCTGCAGCGTCTACTGTTGTTGTAAAAGTCTATGACGTATTATTTAGCAATGGTAAGTATTTACCTGATCTAAACGTACCTATGAGCATTCCTGCAGGAAGATGTATAGATATTAGTTTACGTTAGTTTAAAAACCCCTCTTCTGAGGGGTTTAATTTTACAGTTGTTGAATGATAAGCTGAGACCAGGGTTCATAGATGTCTACAGTAGCTTTAAGCTCTTCAACACTAATCCAACGAGCATCTAAGAACTCTGACTGCTCTAGTACAATACCAAACTCAGGTACTTCAAGTTGCATAGGTAAACCTACATGTACCTGAGAGGTGATATTACTATCTGATACGAGTAGCTGGTTTGCTTCCATGTAAGTACCAATATCAATACCTACTTCTTCGAGGAGTTCTCTACGTAAACCAAGTTGAATAAGCTCAGTTAACGTAGGAAGCTGTGTAGGATCATCTGAACGATAGATAGCTGTAACTAGCTCCTCATGTGATACATGCCCTCCTACGCCAATAGAACGTAATCCATGCAGTCCTTTCTCTTTACCTTTACGAGCGTAAGATAAGATTTCACCTTGTTCATTCACAAGCTGTACGTACCCTAGGATTTGAGGGAATAGCTTACCTAAAGCTACTGAACTATCAGATTTGTTGTCTGCAATGTGACGAGGTAATAAAGCATACGCTTCACTATCAATACTATTTAGATCAATAGGGAAGATACCGGATTCAGTACCTACACCTAAAGCTTCACGAGATACTGCTAATACTAATTCATTCATGGATTAATGAGCCTTGTAGATGTGGTTTAAGGGTTTGTATTCTTCACACCAACTAGAGATGTTTGAACTGAGTTCTTCACTCGTCTGTAAAGGTGATGCATAGATTTGAGTACCAAAGTGAGTGTTATGCACCTTAGCAAGTATGTATCGTTTACGTTTAAGTAATACATCAAACCATGATTGTTTTACTTCGTTGTAGATGTAGGTAAACGTAATCTGTTTAAACTGCATAGACGTTGTCTGCATGTGAATACATGGGGGTGTGTCCAAGTCTTTAGTATAAAAAGAGACTAAAGCCTCTTCTTTTAAGATGACTTTTTTTAGTTCTGCAAAAGGTACGGATAAGTATTTTGAATTCATAGGGTTTCTCCTGAAAAGGTAAATGAGCTGTATATAATTTATTATTAATAAACTTACCAGCATTTGTTACTTAGTTGTATCGGCTTTATCTTCACAACACCTTCAGATGGATGTTCTTGAAGAATGTCAGCAATAACCTGAACACGCTCATAAATTTTAGTAGTCTCTACAGGGACATGTACTACCTTAGCTTTAAGTAAAGGGTGTAGATATAGTCCTTGTATGATGTCTTGAATTTCCTGTGCAGAATCTTTAGTAAAAGATTTAGGAGTATCTTCAATGTTGAGAGAAGATATAGGTACAGACACGATTACATCATCTTTATCGATGCTACTCAGACAGCGATCTACATAGCCTGAAAGCCATGTATTTAATTCAGGACTGTTACGTGTATGGTAGATAGCATAAGCTGCTAGGTCTACGTGAGAACGATCTACAATGGTAGCAGTGCTAATATAGTTAGAGTTCATACGTACTAACATTAGTTCTTGTATAGGCAAATACATTGAAGGTGTAATAGTATCTTGAGGTGTAGTACCTAACTGACTATACACCTCTGATAAATTAGCCTCTCTAAAGTCAATGCCAAGACAGTGAGCTGAAATAGAAGCTAAGTATGACTTACCTGTTCTATGAGCACCTGATAAGTATATTGTATTATTCATGCATGGTTTCCTTGCTTTCTAATCCAAGAGACTCACGGTAGATAGTGAGCATTTGTTGTTGAATATTGTTAGTAGCATCTTTAAATGAAATGTTATTTACCTCAGCTAAGTGCATAGCAGCAATACCTGCAAACTTAATACTGTCAGTAGCTTTAAGGTTACTGCAGATAAAAGGTTTACTATTACTATCTACTGTAGCAATTAAGAAAGGTTTATTAGTAGATACAGCTATAGCTAGGGTACTGATAACTGAAATACGTTGCTTGAGTTGCTTGATGTTCATGGTTTACCTGTAGATAATAGAAACCCTCCGAAGAGGGTATAGTTACGATGGAAAGGCTTTATTTGCTTTCTCTTCAAGAAGTAACACGAGCCTTGAGCCGCTATAGACGCACAGAATCACAAAGACTGATTTAGGCATCCAAGAAAGCATGGATACAGCTTGAATACTAGGATAAGATTCATAGCCAATGAAACCTGCTAAGATACATGAACCAATCTCAGTGCTGAGCCATAGCCATGAGAATTTAGTACGTGCATTATAAATCTTACGACCTATTGATACGAAAGCTGCTACACATCCGAGTAAGATGGTAATAACAATTGCCATTACATCAGGTTGAGTTGAATCATCCATTCATACATCTCCTGAGTTGACGTACACATTCTAGATATTTATTGTTAGAATATCTATGCCAAAATGATTAAGCTTTTTAGGAGAGTACCATGGCTTATGTTTTAGATGTGAACGGTAATGCAAAAACTACCTTGAATGTTGTTGTTCCAACACTTCATGACAAAGTTGTTGCAGGTAAAGATGTAATCCCACTAACTGTAGGTGGTGTTGCATTAGTAGATAAGGGAACTAAAGAGCTTACTAAAAAAGCTTAATAGTTTACTTATCTAGAAGAGGAGTTATCTCCTCTTTTTTATTTATAAAAAATAATCATCCATGTCTAAAGCTCCATTTCAATAGCTATACGTAGAGTGTTAAACAACATTCCTAAATTGAGTATGGCAAGAAGATATTGAAGAATACTTGAAGTAATTACGAAGCTAATCACACAAGCAGTAAAAGCAATAAGTAATACTGCAATCGTAAAGTAGGTTTGTTTGATCATGGTTTATTCCTTAAAAAGGTAATTCATCAGGTTCTGGTACAGGAATTGAGATAACACCTGTAAGTGTAGAAGCAGTTATAAATATAGGCTTAACTATGATAGTTATGCGAATGCCTAATTGAGAAAACATATCAATACTTTCACTGTGATTTATATTTAAAGGACCTTTCCCTGTTTTACTATCAAAGATTAGGTGTAAGAATTCTTTACGCCTTTTTGCATTTATTACGTTACCGGAGAGATCAATTAGCAATGCATTACGAGTAAGTATATAAGACATGTAAAATTCAAAGATTGTCATTAGAGTTCCTAGATAGATTAGTACCTAGGGATTACCCCTAGGATTGTTTAGAGACCGTCTCGTAGATTTCCTCAATACTGCTGTTGTTCTTTAACGTTATGGCATTTGCCCAGTGGGGGTAAAATAAATCTAAATTACTGCCTAACTTAACAACGTCATGCTGTAACTCAGGTAAGTCTTGCCAAGACATACACTCAGTTAAGTTGTCATTAACCCATTTAACAATGTCTACATCATCAGGGAAGATATAGTACTGTGCATCATGGATTTGCATAACAGGCATAATGTCGTACTTGTATGGAGATGCGTATACACGCTCCATGAAGTCATTTGCAGCTTTACAGTTAAGCAAACCAAAAGATTGGCCTGATAAAGCATTGCCAGCAGTACGTGCTTCTGCTGAGCTGATGTTAGCCTTCATTGAACTACCCATTACTGTTCTAGCTAGTAATGGAGTACGTAAACGTAAACCAAAGGCTAAGTCTGTATAGCCTAGCTTTGATGCTTCTAATAGCTTAGCTTCAAGCCATATATCTGAAGCTTCATACATGACGTGATAGTTCTTCTCTACTTTCTTGGCTTCCTCTTCAGAGAAACCACAGTTGTTCATTAGAGTAAGCCACGTACCCTGGTAAGTTAATGCAAATGAAGGAGCTTTGCTCTTACTACGTAAGTCAGGGTATTTGTCTGCAATAGAGTTAATACTTTCTACAGTATCAACGATATCAGGCATCTGATCTTTCCAATAATAAAATGTACGGAAACAATGACCGTCAAACCCCTCACTGTAGACTTTAACTTTATTGGGATCACCAGTAAGTAATGTATTAATCTTATCTTCTAAAGCTGTGTAGTCTGCTCCAGCAAAGATAGAACCTTGTGGTGATACAAAACATGATTTAACCAACTTACCCAATTTACCGTGAGCAGGTAGGTTTTGTAGATTAGGGCTTGAGCTTGATAATCTTCCTGATTTAGTACCTCCTAGATTGAAACTGCCATGTAAGTACAAGTACCCATCTGCCTTAAGCCATCCATCTTCAAATGATGGTATAAAACCTTCTAAGATTTTATTTACCTTAGACAGTTCAATAAGAACTTTAAGACAGTTACGCATATCATCGTTATGAGCATGGTTTATTAACTTATCTAATGTCTTCGTACCTGTAGCAGGTTCTTTGGTATCAGTGAAGTCAATAACAGGTAGTTCCATTACTTCATACAAAAGTACTTGTAATTGTTGTGGGCTACCAAAGTTAAGAGGCTCAGTAAATTCATGGCGATGTACTATCTTCTTTTTAAGAGAAGCTTGTTTATCTTTCCATGCACGTTCTTGTAGCAAGTCTGTTGCGTATACTATGTATTCAGAGCTATCAAGCTGATCAACATACATTCGCTGTAGTCGGAGTAGTTCTGCTTTAACTTCTACTACCTTTGAAGGCAATAGAGGTACTCCATGACATTCCATTTGAATAATGGTTTTAAGTGAAGGCAACATAATAGATTTATAAATATCTAACTGTTGGTCTTGGATCATTAGAGGTTCATAGACTTCTTTAACGTACCAAGTACTCAAGCAGTCTTTTAAGTTATAAACCAATAAATCATGTGGTTTAATCTTACGTACGTCTTTGATGTCTTCTTCAGCCCAGTTACCTGCAAAAGGTTGAGCTAACTTCTTCAATCCATACTCTTGCTTAGCACATGAGTTTAAAGCTAAGTATGCAATGATTTTGGTATCGTCAAAGCTACGCGTTAAGACTTCTAAACCATTGATCATACCTTTAACATCTAACGGGTGTTCCATCCATAGAGCATGGATTAAACACTTGAAATCAAAGGATGCGTTATGGGCTATAAGTTTACCTTGATAGCTATCGAAGAATGCTCGTAGGAGCTTACGTACGGGGATGTTATCTCTACGTGTTCCATAGATACCAGAATCCTCTGGAATAGGTCTGTAATCACATAAGAATGATGCTCCGTTGTGTTTATCATAAGCAAAGCCTATAGAAGCTAATCCTGCATTCTTTAAGCGTAGGTCGAATGTTTCTATATCTACTACTAATTCAGGATATGTTTTTAAACCCTCAAGAACTTGCTCTATTTCAGAGAGTGTTTGAGGGTAGTTGGCTGAGTGGATAATGTCATTACCTACAGCAACGTAGTTACCTTGGCAATGGGTGGATAGTGCATAAATACTACGAGTAATCTTTTCTTCTTGGTTTGGGTTATGAAGCAATGCTCCATACCCTAATGAATAGATTATGTTTAAAGATTCAAAACCTACAAGAGGACATTGAACTACAGAACCTAAGTAAGCTTCTGCTTTAGGTACTTTGGCTAATGTTTTAAAGTAAGCAGAGTCTGCACATAAAAGATGTGTAACTCCGCTATCTCTAATACTAGCTAACCAAGTACCAATCCAATCTTTAATAATGGATGCAGTAGCTTTTCCTTGGAAGTACTCTAGAGAACATGCAACGATGTTCTCAGGTGCAATACCTTTAGCGATTAAAGGTTCTACGTAATACCTGCGTAAATCGTATTCATCAAAGGATGATTCTTTAATCAAGATAGCTACTTTAGGTTCTGGTGATCCGTTAGTAAACTTCAATAATCTCATTCGTTAACTACCCCGAGGAATATGCGTATATTGATCTCTTCAAAGAGTTCTTTGTACTTCTGTCTATGCTGCTCTAAGTCCTGTGGAAGCAAACTACGAGCATAGTCTGCACCGTATGACAGGTTATTTAGAGTTTCGTGAAAAGCTTCAGGAAGCAGAGCATACAAGTCTTCATGACAAGTAGCCAGTCTTGTAGTGTCAGAGAGTAAATACCGAACACTAGCGACTAGCTTATTCATATCTAATACGTAGTATTGGAAGTGAGGGAAAAACTCTTCTTGAAGAGATGTATGCAATGTTTTAGCTAAACGCTGTGGAGGGTCATCTGGATATCTATATAACGTGTCTGCATATCTAAATTGCATAATTCCATTAGGGTCTAATGCAGCTTGTCTATTACAAAACTCTAAAGCTACTTTTTTTAGAATACCTTCAGCAGGTTCTTGTATTGCTTTTAAAAGTGCTATAGATAAATCACGTTTATCTTTAGCTGAATATCGTGTTGTCATAGGTCACCTGTGAATACTACTTTATGGCGTGCTCTTGAAACAGCTACATATAATAAACGTAGCTGTAGATCACGATCAGAGCATTTAGCTAAATCATTAAGATCAATATAGACAGTATCGTAAGTACTGCCTTGAGCTTTATTAATGGTAGATGCATATGTATAGCGGAGATCAGGATAGTAATACAGTCTTTGTTCTGGAGTAGCTGTAGAGTCTTTATGAAGCTCAGTAAGCTCACCATATGAAGTAGCTATACTTCTCATGGTTTTACCATGTTCGGTATACCAAGGCGAAGTACTATAAATATGTACTGTCGCATCTGTAGGAATAGACTGTTGACTACTCTTGAAGTAATGATTGTTTACTACAATATCTCCTGCATGAAACTCAGTTCTGCCGTTACATGCAAGAGCTGCCTGTTCGTTATAGTGTTGAGCTGTTTGGTTTGTCCATGCTAATGCACGTACAGTACCTGAAGCTGAGATGATACAGTCACTACAGAATGCTTTGATAAAGTCATCACTGTTAAGCCATGAGATATTAACATCATCTAATGTGATATTAGGTTCTCCGTGGTGTTTGACTACATCACGTAAAGCTAATGACAGTTCTTGGATAGGATTGCCATCTGCTTGTCGCATTACTTGGGTAAGCTCAATCTGAGGAATAATCTTAGGATCGAAGATATCTGAGATTTTATCCTTAACTGGAGGGAGTTGGTATCTGTCCCCTACAAAGATAATTAAGGATACTTGATCTACAATTGGAACAATGAATTCAGCAAGCTCTTCTCCGATATATGAAGCTTCGTCAATAACGACAATACTTTTACGTTGAACTGTTCCAGGTTTTCGTTTTTTTAGCTTACCTTGTTGAGGTATTAAACCAAGCAAGCTATGGATAGTAGTAACTTCTGCTATAGGCCCAATAGCATCAGATAATGCAGCTACTGCTTTATTAGTTGTAGCAGTAAAGTGCCATGTGGTTACGTACTCAGGCATTAACACTGCTAAGTCTTTAAGCTCTTTAACGAGCTGTTTGAGGATAGTAGTCTTACCTGAACCTGCAGGACCACTTAATGTAATAAGCTTCTGCGTTGGATCAATAACAGCAGCTAATAGAGTATCTAAAGCTTTCTGTTGTCCTTGGTTTAGTTGCATGGTTATTCCTTGAAAAGTTAAGGCATCAAAAAAGGGAACAAAGTTCCCTCATTCTTCAAGACAGTTTTCATACCAGCTAATATCAGTACCAACATCTATACATAGATTGAATAGCTGTTCTAGATCAGAATTGCCTGTGTAGTATTCTTTGTCTGGAAACTCTTCACCTATACGTAATAAAATCGAGAATTTACTGTTATTAAAGAATTCATTGATCTTATCTACATCAGCGTATCCGTCATACCATTTTAAATGTGAAGCTCGAAATTCTACAGCTAAGTCTGATTTGTCGTGTTCTTCAAAACAATCTGCTAGGTCTGCTTCTTTGATCAGACGTTCAAACTCAAGTAAGTCAACGAGTCCAACTACTGCGTGCAGTTCTGAACGATAACCCATGGTAATCTCCTTAAGGTAAAGGCACTAATGCATCTAGTGTTTGTATAGCTACCATAGGCATATATACTGTAGGTGACTGTTGGGATTGCCCTAATGCTTTATCAATGATCTCAGCACCGTTAACCCAAAGCTCACGTAACTTTTTAACAGTAGTACACGAGTTAAGTGTTACGTCTAAGTTAGACATTACTTCTGCAACATAAGCATCGTGAACATCAATTTCTTTAATGAGTTCTTTAAACTCTTGCTGTAAGTGCGGAGGTAGTACTTCGTACGTCATCCACATAGTCATATTACGAGGGTATGCGATATATTCATTAAAGGGAGCCTCTATGCTCCCTAAAGCACGATCTTTTACATGTAATCTGTATGTAGTATTCGTTACAGCTTTGTATAAGGCTTCAGGTAGCATTTTCCATGCTTGGTATTCATATTTAGAGATTTGTCCCCAAAAAGCTTTAAGTAAGAAATCTTGTTTCTTTGCTTCTAAGGCTAACTCTCTAGGGTTAATTGCCTTATCTCGGATAAGACCTTTAATGTCTGTTTTGATGGTTTTAGTTAAACGTGTCATGGTAGTTCCTTGATGTGTATTTGAAGGTAAGCCTAGTAATCTAGGCTTGAGTGTTTATGGTGGTGTGACGTCTCTTCAAGATACATTCAGCATGTTGAGTAAACAGGCGTTCATAATCCTTTGCGGTTTTACCTGAAGTATCCTTGGCTGCTCGTTCTTTGGCAGAAGGTACAAGGATGATAGGTTTATTACAATAACTGCAATTCATGGTTGTACCTTAGTTGTCAAAGTAGACTGCTTTACCAAATGGAGGTTGCCAGTTAGGGTTATCGTAGATAAGCCAGATAACAGGTTTGTTTGGATTCATTTCAGCAGTGTGGTGGAAGTATCCATCAGTAAGTACAATTAACGCTTTACCTTTACTTTGAGCTTTATAGTACTCAAGTACAGGTTCGATATTAGTACCCCCTCCTCCTTTGAATTCTAATTTCATGAAGTCATTAAGAGTAGCTACCTTGTCTGTAGACTGTAGGATGTGATCGAATTGATATACACCTATACCGTCTGGTTTAAACTGCTTAAATACATAAGCAATCTCACTGATGAAACGGTTGAAGTCAGCTATGCTTACAGAGCCTGAAGTATCAATAGCAAAATCAATTTGCCCTAATGATTCTCCATGAAGACTAGGTAAGATAATCCCTTGATGGATATATCGTCTGTTTGGTTTAGTCCATGAATAATCTGTCTTATTCATAGAGAATAGAAACTTACGTAGAATCTGTTTCCAAGGTAACTTAGGCTGTAATAGCTTTTGTAAATCTCGTACGATGTTCCCAGGGATATTTCCTGCTTGTCCTTTCAGTTGAGCAGATTGTACAGCTTGAACTAATTGTTCTTTGATGTGCTGTTCAATCTCTTCTTTAGAAGGAGTTGGGATATTACCTTCACTATCCCCTCCTTGGCTTTTTTCTCCTGCAGATTGACCTTGAGAATCTGAATCATCTTCTCCTGGGAGTAATAAGTCAGGCATGTTGTTTTTGTGTTTTCCTGGTTGTTGTTGTTCTTCGTCCCAGAGGATGTTGTATACCTCTTCTGTTTCCATACCCTGAAAACGCATATCACAACAACCTCCTTTAGGAAGTGTGTAACCACTCTTCTTAAGCTCGGTATTAATTACATGATCCCCTGCTACGTTCCATAGCTCAGGATCGCGATTACCGATACGAATAGTATGGTGATAAACCATGTGCATTAACTCATGTAGAATTAACCCAATACGTTCTTCTTTGTTTAAAGAGGTAAACCACTGAGGATTAAAGACAAGGTCTTTACCGTTGGTAGCTGCTGTAGGAATATCGTTTGACCAATAAGTTTCAGCACCTAATGCTAGAGATGCGTAGAAAGCGTTATCAGGACGAATAAGGATATGAGTCAATGTTCTTGATAGAACTTCTTGCTGTTCTTGTGTTGGAATAATACGTTTCATAAGAATCTCTGTATATGAGGTGCTTAGATAAATAACCTCCCTAAATAGGGAGGTATTTATATGTTTAATTAGTCTTGACGTAACTTAGCGATGTATGGCTGTAACCATTCACGTACTGCAGTTACTGTTAGGATTGCAGGTGTACGTTTGAATGCAGGAATAGCAGTAGCTGCTTGCATTTCTGAAGGCATACGTTTTACGTATTCCAATAACGTACCTGCGTTGTCTTTATCCATAGACGTAGATACTAAGCCTGATAGTGCGAATAGTGGTCCACGCTCTGTAGGCATACGTGCATTATGCGGATCACGTAAGATTTCTTTTAATGTAGGTAAGTTTGAGTAGTACTTCACGAATGTCATGAATTCTAAAGCTACACCCATAGATAACACTGAACCCAATAACATTTGGATACTGTTGTTATCAATACCTACGTTATCAATGATCTTAGCTGCCATACCCCATGAACGAGGACATGCATAAGTATCTGCATCTACATCTGGATTGAATGTATATAAACCAGTTTCACGTTTAAAACGGATATAAGAAGTAATTGCGTAATGCACACTATTCTCTGGTTTATCTGCCCACTCTAACCAAGCATCCGCTGATACTTGAATGTTGATGTGAGCCATACGAGATTTCAATGCTGTAGACATTTCACCTGTAACTGCTGCAGCGTCAGTAATTAAATTACCTGCTGAAGCGATGAATACTTTGTCATGTAATTTGTACTGTCCTACTTCACGATCTAGGATTAGACGATATGACGCTGCCTGTACTGCCATAGGAGCATTGGTGATCTCATCAAGAAAAAGTAACCAGCCTTCGTAACCTTCAGGTACTTCATCCATGTTTTGTAATGGGAATGCTTGGTTAGGACTCCATACAGAACGTCCATTCTGAATGTTAGGTAGTCCTGATAGATCGCAAGGATCGCAAGTAGATAGACGAATATCAATCAACTTTAGATTTAATTCTTTTGCGATTGCTTTGATCAAGTCACTCTTTCCAAGCCCAGGGCTAGATAAGAGGTTAGTAGGAATACCTGATGCGATTAACGCTTTAACCATTGGTTTAGCGTCAGCAAGAGTTACGTTTACACGGTTGCTTGAAATAGTCATTTGTTTAATTCCTTGATTAACGTGTTGTGGTACAGCATAAGAGCTGCTTTAAGTTGAATACTGTTTTCGATAGGTAATCGAGTTTTAATTTCAGCTAATGCTTCATCTAAGCTATTAGCTGTTGAATACATCGGATTGTGTTTAAGCTTGTGCTGATTGGATTGCGTGTTCATTTTGTTTAGCCTTAGCGATAAAGCTACTTAGTGTTTGCAGGCTGTCTAACCCATGGGATTTAAGACATTGGATTAGGTCATCTTCCCATTGGCATTTATGAGATTTGAACTCAACCAGTTTAGCCTCTGCAAGAACACGTCTTACACTTGTAGTACTAATACCATAAGCCAATGCTAAATCTTCTTGAGTGAGCTTCACGCCTTGTTGCTTTGCATTAACAGCATCAGCAATTAAAGATTGTGTGTCTGAATCTGAAATAAGCATTGCCTATCTCCTAAGTAGTGAGGTTAATTGAAAGAACTAGATAGTTCCCACAAAAGCACCCAAAGGGTGCTCTACTTTTCAGCCTCAACATACTCAATGCCATATTTCGTTTCTAAGATTTCTAAAAGTATTGCGAAGGATTCTTCGCGTGCTTTAGAATCTGTAGCGAGATTAATGCCCATTAACTCAGCATAATTGAAATACTCGTCTATATTAACAAGAGGGTATCTGGATGATCTGAATAGTGAAATGTACATTTCCGGTGATAAGCTTACGCAGTCTAACTCGATACGGTGTTCCTCAAGCGCTCTAGCATCTAAAAAATCAGATACTAATTCAACTCTTAAGCTTCTTCGTCTACACGCAGTTTTATACGCTTTAAGCATTAGATAATATCCTCTGGGTACACTCGATCACCTTTGGAATTGAATACTATAAAAGCATTCATAAATTCACGTAGAGCAGCTTTGAGGTAAAAGCTATCTGATTCTCCCGTCACTAACTGCATAAGCAAATTAGTCTCGTGAAATGCGAAAACTAATGGAGCATGGTGGGTAGGTAAGAGATTAAATGCGTAGTTATGGTTGCCACCTTCTATGCGTATAAGGTCAAGCTTTGAGATAAGTTTTTGAATATCACTATCGAAATCTGTAGCAGGAAAGCTCCAGGAAATCACACTACCATTAGGTATTATGTAGGTTGGAGGCAAGTATATAGTTTTCATTACTGTTCCTTGGTTTAGATAAAAAAAAAACCTATAACATCTTGGGGTAGAGTTATAGGCTATAAACTGAATGGGTTCCCTCTTTCGCCATACGGAGGGAAGCGTAAGGAGTAGGTAAATGAAATTAAACCTAGGCTACCTAGTTACACCACATACTATCCAAGGAATTAAATAGCATAGGTGGTAAGAGTCATAAACTCTTAAGCCACTAAGTCAGGCATTGATACCGAGAGACAACGATAACAGGTATGTATATCTTGTGTCAAAGTCAGGTAAGAATTCTAGTGTTGCTAAATCATCTTCAGATAAGCTGGAATATGTGGATGTATCGCTATTAAAGGCTGAGAACTGTCTTATTAGTAGTTTACCTGTATTATGCTTAAACCAATAACAATGACCTTTAAACAGAGTAGCTAGTTTATTTAATCTATCTATAGGTGTGTCTACGATAAGAATATCGATCATTATCTTAAATCAGCTTGTTACGTTTATTTAATTCTAGTGGTATCAATCTACATATAGAACTTGGGGTTACTCCGTACATTCTAGCAAGCTCAGATTGGTTAGTAATCTCTCCACTGGAGTAGAGATGAAGAATCTCATCTACTTCTTCTTGGCTTAGCTTGATGTTAGGACGTTTGCCGTAATTAGTTCTATTCGTGGCTTCTGCTACATTAAGTTTAGCAGTAGTCCAAGTACAGGTATCAGGACTGTATATATGAGGGTAGATCCCCATGGCTTTACATTTAATATCTTTATCAATGTGTAGGTTTTTATCCCATCCATTTTCAAGAGACCATTTAACAAAAGCTTCAGGGTTACCTTTCCAACAGTCTGCTACAGTTACCCCTACTGCTCCATACCGTTTATAGCCAGTGTCATTAGGGTTGTAGCATCTAGCCATCATATTTCTATAGGCTATATAGGCAGGGTGTAAATCATTAGTTTTATGAAAACCATGTTTAGTTTTTCTAGCTACGTCTATACATCCGCATGATGGTAATTCAGGATCGTTTTTGCGAGTTACCTCATAAGTTACAGTACTAGCACGTGCAATGTGAGTTTTACCGCATACGCAGCTATACTCCCAATAAGTCCGTCTGTTCTTAACATAAGCTAATTTAATAGCAGTAAGCGATCCGAATTTAATACCTGTAATATCTTTAATATGCGATACCATGATTTGTCTTTCCTACGTATAAGTTAACAGTTTGATAAGCACCTCTAAGAGGTACAGCATAAGCTGTACCTCCAAATAGATTATTTAAGGATGGCATTAATGAATTTAAGCAATGCTTCATGATCTTCGTCTGAGTCTTCATCCTGCTCAGCAACAATACCGTATTTTGTTGCTTCTTCAATAGCATGATTATAGAAGTTATCTAATTCACCTTCGTCAGCATATACATGTTGTAGAAGTGACTGAATGCTTTCAGGGCTAGGATTAGTACTTGCTTTAGTTACGTTACGTTCTAAGCTGTTTGCAAATCTACGTAGATTTTTAACAAGGTTTACAACTACATCTAGTTGTTCTAAATCTTGAGCTGTAGGTAAGCTTTCATCAGTCTCTAATGAATCTTTTACTTGTTCTACAGTAAGGTCTGCATGTTCAAGTACAGCTACGAGAGTAGCACCTGAAGGGGGGATATAGCATTTATGCTCACGATGCCATACAGGTTTTTTTGCAGAAGCCCATAATACTGTCTTCTTATCGTTATGACGTAACCACATGAAGTTAGTATCTGCAGGTACATCTACTTCAAGCCCTTGGTAGATTACTGGTTTAGTTTGAATGTCTTTAAGTTTAAGCATTTGCTTATGTCCTTTGAAAGTTACGTGATCATATGACCATAAAAGTGCCCAAAGGGCACATTAGTTTAAATCATAGAAAAAAGAAAGAAGAACAACAAAACAAGCATCAGAGCTTGTTCTGTTTATTCTCTTGATGTAAGGCTGCTGCAAGATAAGACAACTCAGGTAAACCAATAAGTTTACTAGAGTCTATGAGTAGCATTACTTGATCTTCTGATAGTAGTGGGTCTAAACCGTCAGGGTTAGGAGTTGCTATGCTGTATCTCTGGTAGGATTCTGGGATACAGCTTTTAGAATACAGCAGGGATAAACACAGTTTTAAATATGCTGGTTTACGGTTGAGATTATGAATTCTTCTAGCCCATATATGCTCTCTAATTAGTTCTTGATATAAAGGGTTCGTAAGATAAAAATTAATTACATTAAGACTTTTCATTTAAGAATCTCCTTTATGTACTCTATAGCTAATAGTGGATGAATATCTTTACGTATTAGAATTTCTTTAAGATTTGCATGATTAAATACTTTACGAGGTGTTTGTGCATTACCTAGTATTAAAGTCCCATGAGTTCTACTAGGAACATCATCTAGTAATTCATGAATAGGTATTGCTATATTTTTACTGTTAGTGGCTTTAATAAAAACTCCCCCGTAGTACTGAGATAGTAAATCTAAGTTCTGCCTAGACTTTTTAAATACAAGTGTTAGAGGTAAATTTTCAAGTACGAGATTCATGTTTATTCCTTGATGGTATTAAAGAGAAAACCAACTCATGAGAGTTGGTAATCTGCTTGACGGATTAGAGATGAAAGGTTTGGTACAGCTTTTCTAAACTTACGATGAGTACCTGTGATTTGTTCATAGATACACTCTAGGATATTAGAGTCAGCAAGCTCAGCTAGAATCTCTGCATACCAGTAGCGTACTGCATTGCAATTAGATGGAGCACAGCGAAACGCGTCGTGAATAGTAAGGATATCAAAGCTACCGTAATGAAGCATCATAGAAATAGTATTCTTCAATTGAAGTAAGTATTTCTTAGGTACTGCATTGACTGTAGATGGAGTGATGTAATCCAAGATACGAGTATCAGGAATATTCATAACAGCGTAGAGAGCTAGGAGTTCTTCCATTTTATCAGGGATCACTGTATAGCTCGTAGGAGCTACTAATTCATTGTTAATGACTGTTAGTACCTCAGTGATGTTATATACGTCATATGAGCATCTACGTACCATAGAGCGTAGTATGTACGAGTCACATGCGTGAACCATGTTAGCGCAAAGAGATACACCACGTTTAACTGGTTTATTCTCTTTAGTGATCATAGTCACACAAGCATCGTCCAATTCTTTGATGTATATCTTGGTTTCCTTCTGTTCTAGTACTTTGATCTTTACGCTGAATGCATCAGGCATATACCAAGAGTGTTCTAAAGCGTTAGGATTCCAAGCATCAATTAATACTCTCATAAGCTTAAAGGCTTCAGGGGCTACCTCCATACAAGCATCTTCAAATGCACGTAGTTCAGGAGTATTCTCGCCAAAAGTTTCTTTTGGTTTACGAGTACTTCCATAGCTCGCTTGCATTACTGCTTCCTTAGCTACCTTACGGGAGATTGTTGTTTGGATACCTTGCTTAGATAGCATTCTGTTCATAGCGTCTGTAACGGCTGTATAGGCATCAGGACGGTAGCCTGTGGCTACAAGTCCTGTAGCCTTACAGCCTTTGAGACAACCTGTAATTGCAGACATAATAGATATGCCTGAGCAGATTGCATCAAGAGCTACAGTATGACCTGTAGGCTTACCTCCAAGGACATCAGCTAAAGCTAATACACCTTTGATGTATTGATACTTATCTTCTGCTCTAACGTAGTATTCAGGTAGATCATTGACATTGTCTTTAACCCATTGGATACGATTTTCAAAGGTATCCTTGTCTCCAAGGAAGCCATCTTGTTTACCAACGTTGTTGGCAATATCAATACACAGGTAGTCTAAAGCTGAGAAGTGTTTCATGGTTTATTCCTTGGTTTGTTTAGGTGTGTTGGTTACTTGTTTAAGAGTGCTTTAACGAATTCGAAGCGTAGATTGCTAGAGTCTTCATCATCATCTTCTTTTGTATCAGGGAAGAGGAAGTAAGCTTGTAAGGCATCTTCAAAGAATTCTTCAGTTACTTTAAAACTATCTTTGTAGTTAGTTGTTTTAGCAGAGATTGCTAAGGATTTAGCATTACCATCTTCTACCCACATATCTGTTGCAGCCCATGTAATAACTAAAGGGCAGGAATCTATTCGATCACTATCGTAGATAGTATCTGCGAATAGACGCTTATATTTCATATGAAAAGCTGTAGAGTACTCAATGTACATATAGCTAATGCGGCTATTGATACTTGACATTTATAAGGTCCGCCACACGGTAGTAATATTTAAGTGCTGCACGGTTACGTGAGGTACTCTCTACAAATGGAACAATATGCGTAATACCAGCTTCTGGTATTAAACTGATAAAATTATAGATGTTGATGAACTGTTTAACAGTTACACGTAAGCTCCGTGTCCGGTAGCTATAGTAAGTGCATACATTCCAATACAGCATTGAAGTATATACTCCATCAACCCGGTCACTAAAGCGTAGACGTTCTAAGAACACCCATGGATGTTTCTGAGATGGTGTGATAATACCTGCATCAATAAGTAACTTACGTTCTGCAGCATTTCGTGGTTTGCACATAATAGTGATAAGAGCCATTATTTAAATTCCTTACAGTGTTTGTCTAAATAAGCTATTAGCTCATCTTCTTGGTTTGATTTGAGTAGGTGGTATGCAACAACAAAGTCTAAACTGTCCATTACATATGTAATTGGGTAACTTAATATGCTAATGGATACGTCAGGATTGCTACCTAACCTTGTTTGGATATCTGCCCTTGAAATTTGGATATACCGATTACGCAGATTAGCTCGTTTAGCATTTTCGATGTTGTTTGTATCAAACTTTATGTCTAAAGCGTTATACAGAGTAACTAGCTCATCTAACTCTTCAAATGAATTAACAACTACACCTACCTCACTAAAGTTAATATGTCTCATATTACCCTCTTTGGGGTAATTAACCCTTGATAGTACATCTCATTTATTAATGCATTTGCTGCAGTAATATCGAGTAGGGCAGTCCTTAATATCAGAAGGAAGGTTTCAATGTCTGTCGTGTGGCTTATATAACCACTTAATACATATAGAGAGGTTGTCTCGCGCAATAGACCTCTACATTCAGCTTGGAGGTATCTACCTTCTTTGTAAGGGCCGTCTTCACCTAAGAAGCTATGGTTAGCAATAAAACTGTCTAGACCGTTTTCTTCAAATAATCTACGTAAGCCCTGCTGGGAGTATCCTTCAACGTCTACCCCTATACATCCAAATTCAATGTCACTCATGATTTATCCCTTGGGTGTGAAGTAATCATCAGGCACTTCGATATAGTCTTTAGTGACTAGATCGATACACGCTTTTTGGAAGCTATTGCCTTGTACGTTAATGGCATATCCTTGTGAGTAGATACGTCCACGTTTATCTACCTTATGAGTTAGATAGAATGGGTTATCTTCTACAATTGAGTATGCAAGCTCTGAGCGTCTGAGGAATAACTCCCAGTTCTCTTTCTGTTGTGACACTGCTCGTTGATACTCAAGAGCACTCCCTTCAAAGTCTTCAATAACATCTAAGTCTCCTTCATATAATTGCTGAATATTTACCATATCTAGATTCATTGTGAGTTTTGTCTCATTCATACGATTAAGGACATCTAAGCAGATGTCCTCGTTATGATGGTGAATAGCACCACCTAGAATGAGAGAGTCTCGCTTAATAGTTCTGTAGCCACTACTACGGTTATGTATTAGATATTTAGGCTCACTGATAGAGGGAGGAAGATACTGAGCATTCTCAATATATTCCTTGGTTTCATCTGGTAGATCAAAATTAGGCTTTACGATAATACTGTCGTATTTCTTTGGCTTATCTAAGTCATACACATCTGTATAACAGAGTAGAGCTATAATCTCCCCTGCTGCTTTGAATCCTTGGTATGACTCCTCGAATTCAAGCTTAAGTGCTAGGATGCCTATAAGATTAGCCAGTGTAGTCGTGTTCTTTAAAGCCAACGTAGTTACGTATACCGTTTCTACAATGTCTTTTAAAGCCATCTCCTTGATGTGATCTTTACGAGCCTGTTGTGACTCGTATTCGCCTGGAGCATTGCACCATAGCTCTAGTAATTCAATACCTTCAATGATCTTATCCATCATGTCTAGATCGCTAGTCAATTCGTCCAATACCTTAGTATTGATATGCTTCTTGGATAGCTGTTCTTCAATGAGCTCTTGACGTTCTGTAAGTGAAAGGTGCATATGATTTCCTTGGTTTAGGTATAGGTATAACCTTGCTTGTTGTAGGCTTCTATGACTGACATGCCTGATTTAATGTCCATGAGTATTTCGCAAAATATTTTGGAAGATACCAGTACATCAGAATCACGTCTGTACTCGAAAGATTTGATACAGAGGTCTGTATCAGGTTCTTTAATGTAGAAATGATCAGCTGGATCATCAATATTAAATGGAATATCTAAGAAGCAAGCTAAGTCGCATACTTCAGTTGAAACTTCAGTAATTAAATACTCGTGTGAAAATAGCTTTTTAAGCCTCATTGTTAATCTCCTGTAGGATATAGATAACAGCCTATGGTTTCTGAGTAGTAACCGTTACTTTCACCCACCCATCGTAGCTGTACACTGGCTTTAAGTGTTTTAAAGTTATAGTAGGAGGCAGTAGATGAGATATCATCATTGCCTATATCTACAGTGGATTCAGACACCTCTATTAGCGGATATCCAATAAGGTCTTCAAACTCTCCTACAACATCTGCTAGATATACTGTTTCACAGCAATCTTGATGATGAATCATTTCAAGTACATGAGTATTTAAATGAATGTGTAGGGATTCATCAGACTCTTTATAGACTACTGCTGTAATAGCCATCCCTTTGATTTGATCAATGTTTATAGCCTGAGCGTATTCTATAGATCGGCATGGAATAAGATCAAAGTACTCTGGATTAACTGAAATACGCATATAAATATTCCTTGGTTTATTTAGGGATAATCCCAATAACGAGACAAGAGGGAGAACTATGAGTTATGAGGGTTTGCGGAACGCGAAGACAAAACAAGCAACAGCACAACAGAATTAAGTTATTTAAAATGAGTCAGTGCAGACATTAAAAGGTCTTTCAGGGATAGTGTTTAAATAGGCACATAGCCCATTAAAATCTTTATTAGCATAAAATGCTAATACCTGTATTGCATCTTTATTCTCAAGAAGCCATTCTGTATCATCATCTACACTTTCTAGTTCTAAATGTGCATTGTAGATAAACAAACCACATCCGTGTATATCTCTATGCATTGGATCATATTTTCTAGTCTGTATAGAAAAGAGTGTGATTAAGTCTATTATCTCAGCTGTACAAGGCACAGCCACGTAATATAAAAGAATGTTTTTCATCGTATGCTCCAATATTTTTAAGGATTACTCTCTATATACTGTTCCAACGCTTCTTTGAATGTTTGGTAATCAGGACATACATGAAGTATGTCAAATACGAGTATTGATTGTTCTTCTGTAAGAGTAGGACCATCCATACAGTAGTACATTTTATTGGTTTGCTTAATCTGATCAAACTGCGTTATCCATGCACTAAAGCATATAGCACTATAATCAGAATCCTTTCTGCGTACTCTAGTATCTATAGGCACAACTTTGTAGTTTAAGCTTTCTAAGAGATCACGTATTACTTTAGTGTTAGGGAAGTATAAATCTTCTTCGTCTAAGTCAAACATAGCTACCTCTATACTGTTTGGTTTAATAAATCAGTGTCAGCAAAAGTCCCAAAGGGACTTTTACATACTGTTTAGTTATTGCTTTTAACACTAAATATACAAAGTATATTTAGCAAATAAGTACGAACGAAGTGAGTTCTATATTTAAAGCTTTAAATTGAATCCCAACACTCTATTGAGTGAAGGGATTGTTTGTTGTTTTAGTTGGCAAGCATGTGTTGCTTGCGTGACATGTATTTGATGTATCATGCGCATCTGCGTCTGCATTGTGTGCTTGTAACCAATCACATGCAGAAGCATGTCCATTGTCGCAGTCATACGCAGCAGCGTATGCTTGGTCATACAAGTATGGGCATGAGATGAATACAGTAATCGCTAGCGTTATTGCAATGAGGGTGTAAACGAGTTTAGTCATGAGTGTTCCTTGGAGTGTGTGTTTGGGTATGAATTTAAATACGGACATCACCTTAAAGGTAATATCCGTATTTGTTTGCTATTTGCCGATACGTGTCCAATCTAATTCAACTGGTGAATCTGCATCACGTGCTAATGCAATTGACGCTACGATCATGTGAGATGCCTCTTCAGATGTAATGTCACCATTACGAATTGCATCTACAAGTTGAACATGTCCTGCATTTTCTGCGTACAGGCGAATGGTTAAATCACCTGCAATTTTGATGTTAGTCCCGTCAGTCAATGGGATGCCCAAGTTAACGTAACCAATTGTCGTACGAGCTTCGCGCTCAATAGAATTAGTTGAAGTTGTTTGAGCAGGAGCTGTAGTAGAACGTTTGTTAAAAGCCATGATATGTATTCCTTGATTAAATTTGACATTATTGCCACACACAAGACAACAAGGACTCAAGAGAATCCTAGGTGGTTTACCTTATGTAATGGAAAGAGGACGAATCACCCAACAACATTTAACTCATTAACAGCTTTCTTATAAGAGTAGCCGTTAAGTATTAATGTTAGGTAGTGTATTACCTTTTCAGGTGGTATTAGTGAATCATTGTCGGGGTTTAAATTATAGGATGTAATACGCGGTATTGGAGAATACCCCAACGAGCACATACACACATATTTACTAAAAGGTACCCTAGTGTCTATAGTGAATCCCATAAGCATACAGAAGCTCTCAATGTCCTCTGTGTAGGTAAAATAAGGTAGCATGTAGATATCCTTAGTCTTTAGGGTAGCAAGTAGAAATAGAGCATATTTCCATGGTTTAGTAGTTAGTTCCACTAGTTACGGAAATATGCTCTTAGTACTTAGGCGTAAGCTAGTAGCAAGCTTATGCTCAAGCCTAAGCATATACTAAGTAGTGTGTATATGATTGTGTCTGGTAAGTTCATTAGGTTGCTCCTTGAATTAGATGAAGGTATCTATACACAAGACAAGAAACAGGCATATGCCTATTGACAGTTTGAGATTTGAAGATACAATACAGCTAAGGGCTGCAACCTAAGAGATAGTCTTTAGTTATATTGTTAGACAATAAGTATATATAAGAATAAGAGTACGGTTAGTAGTAATAGTAGATATGATAGACATACTAATAACTAAATATAATTAGGTATATCTACTTACATCTACCTATATACCTATATTTAATACAGTTAATTAAATGTATACCTATACCTATCTACATATTTATATGAATTACTAACTAATACTGTGTATTTAGAGATTAGTAATTGTAGTTATTACTGTATATCTATTGGTTTATATATGAATCTGTATTCACAGAATATTTAGATTTTGTAATAAGTTTACTACTGTCTGGCGCACATACTGTTAGGGTTATGTGTAATGTGTATTGTGTGTAATGTGTAATACAGAATAAAAATATATAACCAACCTCTTAATTGAGATTGGTTATATTATTTAGAATGGAGCATCATAATCAGATGCCCAATAGAACATCTGAATAAGTACTGCACTGAATAGGCCAGATAACGCATACACCTGATGCATATCATTATCCAGAATGAATACACCAACTAGGCTGACAATGAACAGGATAATTGTTAGCACGCAACGTAGCTTTGATTCTTGAGTAGAGAAGAAGGATGAGAACATACGGAACTCCAACATGATGATGATTGATTGATTGATTAGTGAATAAGAGTACGCAACCTAGGTCATGTACTCTATGTAATTACTTTGTTTCATTCTCTTCTAGTTTAGTTAAGCGATCATTTAGATAGAGGATGTAATTCATCTGCTTTCTATTCTCTTTCTCTACTTTAAGAAGCTTAACTGCTAATACTACACACAGTAGAAGTAGTGAGTAGATAGTGAAAGACATAACTAATGTAGTTGGATTAAACATTGATTCGTACATGGTGATGGTTCCTTGTTTATATTAATGGATGAGAGTACACAACCTAAGTCATATACTCTATTGGATTACTTCTTATGCGCTTCGATTAGCTTACCTAAGTCTAAGTCATAGTAACCTTGCTTATTAAGAGTCATCATCTCTGGATCGATATGCTCCATTAGCTTATCAACCTTCTTACGCATTTTGTATGACTTCTCTAACAAGTCAGCCTGCACGTTCTTACGAGCAGAGTCTTCCCATTGCTCGGTATATACTACACCGGCTTTGGCTGCACCACGTAACATGGTAGTAGTATCGGTGATAGTACCAAACACTTCAGCTGCCATTGTATTTGCTTCTTTAAGGAATTTCACTTTGATATCTCTCTTATATACGTATATTGGACAGAATTATCCACACACTAGACAATAGAATCTATTTGATTAATCCAGGTAAGGGTAAGAATCCTTTTTCAGAATTTGAATAGGGGGGTAGTATCGGTAGGTAGGTGGGTAGTGGTAGTAACCCCTACCTCTGTACCCAAAAATAGAAAATGTGAAAAAGTTGAAAACTTTTACAGTGGTACTAAGAAATGAAAAATGTGAAAAAGTTCCCTAGTGTTTAGTCTTCATACTAGTAATACGTATCTCAAATTTCAAAATAAAAAAATAAGTAAAAAGTTAAAAACTTTTCAGTGATCATACTGTAGATATAAAATAACCCCCTAAGTAGGAGGTTATTCTTATTGGTTTAAGAGGTGTTTAGGTATACGTTGCAACTGCAAGAGTACTGCTAGTTAAATTGATTGGATTATTACTAGTATTAGTAATAAATACATATACAGTGTTTACGTCTGATTTTGTAGCAAGTGATAGGTTAACATTGTTGAATGAAAGAGCAGCGTTAGCAAAATGTAGAGTAGTTGTTCCTTGTACTGGAACTGCAATTCTTAATGTATCCTTTGCTGCAATCGTTGCTGGAGCTACGGATACTTGGGTACGTGTTAGAGGTATTGGATTTAATACCGCTTGTGGGTTAACAACTGCCATTAATCTCTCCGTACAGTAATTGTTAGTGTTGTAGGTGTAAGGCGTTGGTATGCCCAGGTATGTGCTAGTACGGCGGAGTCTGCGTCAGTAAATACTGCTAAGGTAATCCAGTTAGATTTATCGTTTGATACTTCTACGGTAGCAGTACCTTCACCTACAGTTTGGTAGGTGTATACAAAACCTCTACCCATAAACTCATAGATAAAATCAGACTTTAAACTTACAGTGTCTTCACCTAAAACTGCTATGATTGGATTCATTAAACAGCCTCCATAACTACAAATACCTGACCTAATGCGTTATGGTACAAAGTACCTACAGTAAGCCCTGCCGCTAAAGCTTGGGCATTAGTTTCAAACTGACGCATTTGCATAGGGTACACAGCTTTTGGGTTTACAATAATCATTAGTGTCTCCCTTGTAATACGTATACTTCTAAGTCTATAGGATTAGATACTTTTTGGTACTTCCAGGGATGCATTAACACAACACTATCCGCCCCTGAAACATCAAATAATGTAATCCAGTTCTCTAGGTCATTAGACACTTCTACCGTTGCTGTGCCGGTGCCGTAAGACTGGTAGCTGAATAGAGAACCTCTTCCTAAGAACTCGTAAACATGGTCAGGTAGCATTAATTTTAAATGCTCCCCTAATACAGTTACTCTTTGGGGCATACTTAGTTTCCTTTTAATATTGGGTTAAAAAGTGTATAACTCTGCAGTATCTTACAAGTAATTACTAAGGACTGCTATGTTTACTAAGCAACAGTTAAAAGAAGCGCTACCTCCTACAGTACATAAGAGTATTAACGATCAAGTACTAGATGATCTTAATGCTGTGCTCACTGATCCTGATATGCGAGACGCGTTTAGAGATAATATGCTCTCATATAACAAAGTATTGAGTGAGGGTAGGTTTAAACTTAGTGATTATATGAATGCTGTCATGTATGTATCTTATAAAGTGATGGGACATTCCAACGTAGATTCATATGCAAAAGTATTTCCAGCTAAGATGCAAGGGTGGTTACAACTAGGTAAGTCACCTAAAGACATTTCTGCACACGTAGCAGGGTATAACAATAATAAGCTTGTGAACTTGGTTTATGAGCAGGCAATTGTACCTACTCATATTCTGAATCAAGATAAGTTTCAAGCAGCTATCAATACTCAGTTTTATTTAATGAATAATGCAGCTTCTGAGAAGGTTAGAAGTGATGCTGCTAACTCATTACTTTCTCATCTAAAACAGCCTGAAAATAAGCAAATTAACCTTAATATTGGTATTCAAGAGACAGATTATATTAAGCAGTTACAAGATCAGGTATATGCCTTAGCAACTGCTCAAAAAGATGCTATTGATTCCAATATTAGCAATGCTAAGCAAGTAGCTGAATCACGTATTATTCAAGCAGAGGTAGAAGATGGCGAGTAAGCTCAACTCTCTTGGTTTAGTTAAACAGTCTGTAGATCAATGGCTAAACCAAGTTAACTACGGTGATGATTTAACTTATAAACCTAGTGCTTTTGCCTTGGCTTTTGTTAACTTCATTAAGCTAGTTAATGGTGGTAGTGGTGAAGAAAATACTACTCCTGTATTACACTTAAAAATGCTAGATCAGATTGACCGTTTAGACACTCCTAAGATTGCTAATATGGTTTTCCGTGGTGCTGCTAAGACCACTGTACTAGGTGAATATCTTTTACTTTACTTGGCTGTGTTTGGACAACTACCTACATTCGGTAAAATTAACCTAGCAATCTATGTTTCTGACTCTGTAGAGAACGGTGTTAAGAACATGCGTAAAAACTTAGAATATCGTAGAGAGAACTCATCTTTCTTAATGAAGGCTATTCCTCATGCTAAGTTTACTGACATTCGTTGGGAGTTTAATAACGCGTCAGGTAATCGTTTTATTGTTAAAGGTTATGGCGGTCAGACCGGTGTACGTGGTGTTAAAGAGATGGGTGTACGTCCTCAACTAGCTATCATTGATGACGTGGTTTCAGACGAAGATGCTCGCTCTCAGACGTGTATTGATAAGATTAAAGATACAGTCCATAACGCTATTGACCACGCAATGCACCCAATGGGTAGTAAAACAATCTGGTCCGGTACACCCTTCAATGCTAGTGATCCACTGTATGAAGCTATCGAGTCTGGTTCGTGGGCTGTTAACTGCTATCCAGTATGTGAGAAGTTTCCTTGCACTGAAGAAGAATTTAAAGGTGCTTGGGAGAATCGTTTTACCTATGCGCATGTAAGACGTAAATATGAAGAAGCTAAGAACTTAGGAAGACTTAAAGGTTTTAACCAAGAACTTATGCTACGTATTATGTCTGATGAGGACAGGTTGGTATCTGAAGCAGATGTGAATTGGTATAGTCGTAATGATCTATTGAAGAATAAGTCTACATATAATTATTATATTACTACTGACTTTGCTACCTCTGAGAAGCAGTCTGCAGATTACTCAGTAATATCTGTGTGGGCAGTAAACCATCTGAATCAATTCTACTATGTTGATGGTGTCTGTAAGCGTCAGACTATGGATAAGAATGTAGAGGATTTATTTGGTTTCTGTAGTAAGTACAAACCTCTCAGTGTTGGTATTGAAGTATCAGGACAACAAGAAGGCTTTATTCCTTGGCTTAAAAAAGAGCAAGTACGTAGGCAGATTTACTTTAACTTTGCTTCTAGTAATAACTCTAATAAGCCGGGTATTAGACCTAGTGTGGATAAACTGCAGAGGTTTTATGTAGTAGTGCCTTGGTTTAATGCAGGTAATATGTTCTTCCCTGAAGAGTTACAGGACACTCCTGTACTTATTGAGGCTATGGAAGAATTACGCTTAGCTTCATCTAATGGTTTAAAATCCAAACATGATGACTTTATAGATACGATATCTATGCTTGGTTGTATGCATATTATTGTACCTTCCCAGTCACAAGAGCTATCCTATAACCCTGATTCTAATCTATGGTCTTCAAGTCCTTTGGAGTCTAGTAGTGAATCAGCTCTCAAAAACTATATTGTATAGGTGCTTATGAAGCTTTCTAAGATATTTGAAACTTTAGCTGCTAGTGAGGTGTTTACCTACGAAATGGCAGATGAAGGTGGAGATATACTTCCTAGATATAGACGTAGGATAACTACTCTAATTAATTCAGGATTGTCTGATCTATATCAGAGATTCAGTATTAAAGAAGGTGTACTTGATTTAGAAGTAACTGAAGATGTTCAGCATTACGTTTTAAGTGCTGATGTGTTGGAAGTACTTCGGATGACTACACCCGAAGGTAAAGTATATAGTCTAAACAGTGTAACCTCTTCTCTCACTCCTACAACAGGACCTTATGGTAATGTCTCTTCTCACTCTAGCAATCCTTCTTTATGTCATGCTTCTTACAATGAGTTATTTTTCTCACATGTACCTTGCGCAGGTGTATACCACATCGTGTACAAAGGAGATGCCACGCATATTAGTTTGGATGACATCGATACCATTGATCCTAAGACGGTTGAGATACCACTTCCTTTAACGTATTTGAATGCTCTTTGTTATTACGTAGCTGCTAAGGTTTATAACCCTGCAGGTGCTGAGTCTGTAGCACGTAGTATGTTCCATGAAGGTAATAACTGGAGATCAATGTACGAAGAAGAATGTAATAGGCTTAAAGCGAATCTTGCAGGAGCTAAGTCATTTAACGAAGTATCTAATTTTACTCGAGGAGGTTGGGTATAAAGTGAAAACCCCCAAACTTCTCGGAAAGTAAGGGGGTAGTTACGATGGCACTAGATGAATATTAAGTAGTAATATTAATAGAGTCAACTATAATCCAATGAAGTATTTACAATAGGCTACTTTAATGGAAAATATTGATCTATCCCCTCAAGATACGAAAGATAAGTTAACAGACTGGAAGAATCCCCCAGCAGTTACTAATCTTAAAGCTGATCTTAGTGCAGCAGACGAGTATCATAAAACACAGACGGCTAAGATAACTAATTGGCTTGATGCTCTTCATTTACGCGGAAAACACGCACCCCTCAAAATACCTAATAAAAGTACTATTGCTCCAAAGCTTATTCGTAAACAGAATGAGTGGAGGTATTCTGCACTGACTGAAGTGTTACTGGCTTCAACAGATTTATATAATATTAGTCCTACATCGTGGGAAGATACGAAATCAGCTTACCAGAATGAGCTTATTATTAATAAACAGTTTGATACTCAGATTGATAAGATACGTTTTGTAGATACTATGGTACGTGCTTTAGTTGATGAAGGTACTGCAATCTTACGTACAGGTTGGAATACTGTAGAAGAAGAGGTTACAGAAGAAGTACCAAAGTATATGCAGGTCATTGATCCTACTTATATGGAAGAACTTCAAGGGTTGATGCAAGAACTTCAAGCAAATCCTGCACTTGAAGCAGAATTGACTGAAGCAGAGAAGATGAGTATTCAGTTAAGCCAAGAAGCTCAGCAACCAGTTCGTGTTTATGAAGACGGAACTGAAACGCAAACTACAATGAAAGTTATCCGAAATCATCCTACAGTTGATGTATGTCATTTTGATGATGTATATGTAGACCCCACCTGTAATGGTGATTTAAATAAGGCAAGTTTTGTTATCTACAAGTTTGAAACTTCAATGTCTGATTTGAAACGCGCAGGTATCTACACTAACTTGGAGAACATCAATGTACAAAACGCAACAACAACACCTGCAGATAATGCATCGGAATATCAGAGAACCTCAACAGCAAGTAACTTCAAATTTAAAGACGAAGCTAGGCAGAAACTATTCTGTTACGAGTATTGGGGATATTATGATATTAATTCTGATGGTATTGCTCGCCCTATCGTATGTACATGGGTAGGTGACACTATTATCCGTATGGAAGAAAATCCATACCCCGATAAGAAGTTTCCTTTTGTATTCATCCCTTTTATGCCCGTAAAAGATTCATTATACGGGGAACCTGATGCAGAGTTATTAATTGATAATCAACGTATCCAAGGTGCTGTATTACGAGCTGTAATAGACCTAGTAGCTAAGAACTCAGCAGGACAGACTGGTTTTGCTAAAGGTGCTTTGGATACGACTAACTTTAATAAATTCCGTAATGGTGACGACTTCGAGTTTAACCCTAATGCTGGGGATATTCGTAATACAGTCTTTACTCAAAACTTCCCTAACATCCCTGAGACAGTACCTTTCTTAATGAACTTAGTTAATTCAGACGCTGAGTCTTTAACAGGTGTACGTGCATTCTCTCAGTCTGGTATTTCAGGTGTGAATATGGGACAGACTGCTGAAGCTGTACGTGGAGCACTAGATGCTGCCTCTAAACGAGAGATGGGTATTGTACGTAGATTAGGTAATGGTTTAGTTGAAGTAGCTCGTAAGTTCCTAGCAATGAATGCTGTGTTCTTAGAAGAAGAAGAAATTGTACGAGTAACTAATGAGAATTTTATTCCAATTAAGCGAGATGATTTACGTGGAGAGTTCGATCTACGTATTAACTTATCTACTCCTGAAGAAGATTCTCAAAAAGCTCAAGTACTCAGCATGATGACTCAAACTATTGGTAATACTTTAGATCAGTCATTTACTAAGATGCTGCTTGCTAAGATTTCTCGTCTATATAAGATTCCTGACTTGGCTCACGCTGTAGAGAATTTCAACCCACAACCTGATCCTATGCAACAAGCTATGCAAGAAGCTGAGTTACAGAAAGCTCAAGCAGAAGCAAAACTTCTTATGGCACAAGCTATGGAAGCAGAAGCTAAAGCACAACTTAATGCAGCTAAGATTAATGTTGAAGGTGCTCGTGCAGCTAATATGCAGTCAACCACTGACAAGAACAATTTAGACTTCTATAAGGATGCCGAAGGCATCAAACACGAAGAATCTTTAGAGCAATCTCGTCAGCAATCACAAGCAGCTTTACAGAAAGAGCAGCTGAAGCAAGATAGCTTATTTAGTCAAAATCTCTTAAAGAATCAAACAGACTTGACTAAAGAACAAATTAAAGCTAATTTGCAGAAAACTCAACGTAGTGCTTATGAGTAAGTAAATAACTTATGGATATCGTAGAAGAGCGTAAATTAGCAGAAGAAGTAAGAGAATTACGACTTCAAAAAGATTTAGCTGAATCCTTTAAAAGATTGAGTATTAATCCTGATTTTAGAAAAGTAGTTGAAAACTATTACTTGAACTCTTATGCGGTATCCTTAGTCCTAGCAAAAGCTAATCCAGCAATGACAGTGGAACAACAATCATTGTTAGAGCACAGGCTAAATAGTATTGCTACATTCTCCCGCTTTCTAAAAGAAATGGAAAATCTGGTAGATACTGTTGACGTTAGATTAGCTGATGCATCTCAGTCACTACAGCAAATCACACTCTAGGAATACACATGACAATTGACTACTCGGCTTTAACTCCTGAAGCGTTAAGTAAAATGACTGATGAAGAGTTTAATAGAATTGATCCAAGTAAACTTCCTGAGTTTACCAATGGATCGTTTGAAACTACTTCTGAACAGTTAGTAGCGCAAGGCAGCGATGAAGACCTTGAAGAAAATACTGAAGCAGACCCGATCTCTCAACCTCCTGCACAAGAAGAAGATAACCTTTATCAGCAACCTACTAAACCACACGTAGAGGAAGTAGCTGAAGCACCTCAAGTTAGTGCTAAGCAAAGCGAAGCACCTAACGCAGAGAGTGCTGAAGATACTCCTCCAACAACCCAAGACACAACTGCAGCTGCAGACTTCTATACCAAAGTCACAGCCAAGTTCAATGCAAGCGGTAAAGAGTTCCAAGTAGACAATGCTGATGATGTAGTCTCTCTTATGCAAAAAGGCATTGATTACAATATTAAGATGTCAACGCTTAAACCTGCTCTTAAGATGGTAAAGGCTTTAGAAGCTCATGGGATTACTCAAGAAGACCTTGGTTTATTGATTGATATTCACAATCGTAAGCCAGAAGCAATTGCGAGTTTAGTGAAGCAAGCAGATATTGATCTCTACTCTGTAGATGAAGATTCTGTTGATCGCTACGCTCCTACTGATGCTCAGATTACTGATGAGGAATATGAATTCCAAAACGTAATCTCAAGTATTAGTGCTTCACCTCGCTATGCTGATGTTATGCAATTCGTTGCTAACAGCACTGTAGCGGACAAACAGGAAGTGTACTCACAACCTCAAATTCTTAAATCACTTGTAGAACATGCTCAGCTAGGTATCTTTGATAAGGTTATGGCAGAAGTTGATAAGCTACAGCATTTAGGACGATTACCTCAAGGTATGACTCCATTGCAAGCATATCATGCTATTGGTTCTCAAATGTTTGGAGGAGAGCCAACTCCAAGCCAAGAACAACCTCGAGTAAACCCACAGGTACAACAACCTATTGCTAGACCTGTTCAACGACCTGCACAACAACCTCAAAGTAATACTGCTAGACGTGCAGCAGCAGCTCCATCTAATGCTGCTAAACCAGGTGCTAAGCCTAAGCCTACACCGCATGACTTGTTTACTATGAGTGATGAAGAATTCTCTAAGATTGATCCTAACTTTTTATAAGGTAATAGCCCATGACTCAGCAATATAACAACCCTGCTAATGCACAACCGTCTTCAGCAGGTACTCAACTTCAAGATTTCTACTACGCACGTAAAGCGTTAACAGAGATTGCTCACGAACAGTTCTTCACTCCATTGGCTTCAACTACTGATATGCCAATGCATTATGGTAAGCGTATCGTACGTTATGTGTATGTACCTTTACTTGATGATCGTAACGTAAACGATGAAGGCTTAGATGCTCAAGGTGCAACTACCGTAAATGGTAACTTATACGGTTCTAGCCGAGATGTTGGTAAGATCATAGGTAAGATGCCTGTAATTTCTGAATCTGGTGGTCGTGTTAACCGTGCTGGTTATACTCGTAAAACTATTGAAGGTACTTTCCAGAACTACGGTATCTTCTCTGACTACACAGAAGATTCTGTAAACTTCGATACAGACGCTGAGCTAATGACCCACATTAACCGTGAGATGCTTATTGGTGCGAACCAAATCACTGAAGATTTACTTCAAGTAGATTTGATCTCTAACGCAGGTGTAAACATCTTTGCAGGCGCTGCTACTACTACAGCAACTATTGGTAAAACTGATGTAGTTGATTATGCAACTCTTGTTAACTTAGCTACTACTTTGGATAACAACCGTACTCCAAAAGATACTAAGATTAATACTGGTTCTACTATGGTAGATACTAAGACGTTACCTGCTGCTCGTATCTTGTATGCTGGTCCATCTATGAAGAATACGTTCCGTAAGATGGTTGACTTCTTTGGTAATCCTGCATTTATCCCTACGCATCAATATGCTTCAGGACAAACTCCACTTAAAGGTGAGATTGGTCAGATTGATGAATTCCGTATTGTCATCAACCCTCAAATGATGGCTTGGGAAGGTTCAGGTGCTGCAGGTATTAATGCTGATGGTGTTCATACTTCAGGTGGTAAAGTAAACGTTTATCCGTTACTTGTTGTAGGTTCTGAATCATTCACTACTATTGGTTTCCAATCAGATGCTAAGTCAGTGAAGTTCAAGATCATTCACAAGAAGCCTGGTATTGAGACTGCATCTGATCGTGACCCATACGGTAAGAAAGGCTTCATGTCTGTGCAGTGGTGGTACGGTTTCATGGTACTACGTGCAGAACGCCTTGCAGTAATCAAAACTGCTGCTAAACTCTAAGCAGTAACTAAAGGGGGAGCATTGCTCCCCTTCTCATCTATATAACAATCAACCCATAGGTAATCACATGTCTAATGAAACAACTCAAGAAGCACCTACAGTTAATGGAAAGACTGAGCTTGACATCCTTAAAGCTCAAGCAGATCGGATGGGTATTTCATATAAAGCCAACATCTCACTCACAACACTTAAAGCGAAAATCCAACTAGCTCAAGAAGGTGAATCTTTAGATGCTCCTGATGCTAAAGCATCAAGTACAGATCAAGAAGATAAGGCTGATTCAGTATATAAACAAGCTATGCAGTTAGTACGTGTACAGATCACCCCATTGGATACAAATAAAGCTACTAATTATGATTGTGACTACTTTACTGCAGGTAACTCAGTAGTAGGTAATATTACTCGTAATATTCCTTTTGGTCGTCCATGGCATGTAGAGCAGATTCTGGTAAATGCTATTAAAGAAAAGACTTACCAGCAGTTCACTACTAAAAAGAATGCCCAGGGAGCTGATACAGTAACTAAGCGTAGTGTACCTGCTTATAGCGTTGTAGAACTACAGGCACTAACAGAGCAAGAGCTTAAAGACCTTGCTGACTTACAGACACGTACTAACGCACTAGAGGATGAATAATCCATGACTATTGAGAACGTAACCCTGAAGCTTGCTCAGCTTGATGAACCTTTAAACGTAACAGAGCTGACTACAGCAGAGATTGCAGGTACAGGTGTATTTGACGTTCTCTTACGGTCAGTTAAAAACCACATACAAGAAGAGCACGCTAAGAGTCGCATTACTGGTAAAGAGTATGCGACTGTATATCTAGAAGCTCTTCAAAGTACTATGGCTCAAAGCGTTGATTACTTACTTCGAGCTAAGACTCTTGGTTTTGAGTTAGATAACTTAGGCAAGCAAGGTGTATTACTTGACCATCAAGCAGAGATTGCTATTAAAGATGCTCAATTAAAGTTTGCACAGATTGCTCAAACTCAAGCTCAAACAGAACTAACAGAACAGCAAGTAAAATCTGCTGAAGCTGAAGCTCATAAGATTCCTGTAGAGATTTCAGTTCTCCGCAGTAACTTAGAGCTTGCTAGTGTAGAGAAAGACCTTCGTATTGCTCAGGTAGGCTTAGCAGAGACAGAGAAAGATATTGCGGTATATAACCTTGCAAATAAAACTCCTGTTGAAGTAGAGCTACTACAAGCTCAAACAGATAATGCTCAAAGTCAGATTGCATTGACTGAAGCTCAAGTTGTTAAAATTACTGAGGAGAATAGATTAATCCCTTATAACATTGAGCGTATCCAAGCTGAGATTGCTAATATGACTCGTCAATCTGATATCTTAGAGAAAGAGTTAGAGATTAAGATTAGTAGTCTTACACTTCAGGACAAACAAATCTTATTAGCGGATGCAGAGTTACAAGTACGCGTATTAGAGCTAGACGTTAAGCGTGCAGAAGTAGAATCTGCTCAAGCACAAGCTCAACTATACGCTGCTAAAGTTCTTACAGAGAATGCTCAGACTATGGATGCTGCTCATCCTAACTCTGTATTGGGTTCAAACATTGCAGTACTACGAGCACAAGCTGCAGGTTATGCACGAGATGCAGAACAGAAAGCTGCTAAGATTCTTGTAGATGCTTGGAACGTACAACGTAATACAGATGATTCTATTAAAGCTAACGCTGCAAACCTTCTATACGATACAAGTATTGGTAGAGCTGTGAGTGCTATGCTTGCTGGGGCTGGTATCTAAGCAAGTAGTGATAATATAAACTAGGGAGCAATAGCTCCCTTTTTTATTGCGAGGAATCCATGGGATCAAAGACGTATACATCACATAATGTATCTAGGATGATTGATGACGATCAGATACAACCAATGTCTAAGTCTGTTGTATTGGCTTATTTACGCTCTACTGATAGTGCTTCTACTAAAACATCTACACGAAGTTTGGCAGACTATTTAGTAGAAGGTAGACAAAGTACTATTATAGCTAAGCTTAATCGAGCACATAGAATGTCTAAATCTGATACCTATGCCATGGGAGAGGTTAAAGGCAGTTATGAATTCAAACCAACTAAAGAAAGATTAAATACCCAGTTAGTATCAACGCTAGATACGATCCTTGGTTTTACTCCTGATATTATTTATCAAGAGTTTGGTAAGGCTAATTACTACCATATTGCTAAGTACACGCTACAAGAGTCTTACGGGTACAATCCTATAACTAATGAAGTCTTAAATGAGTCTGATCGTATTGGTAAGCAGGTCTACCTAAAAGATATTGTTATTGAGTTAAACCAAGATACTGTGGATTCAAGTGATCATATTCAGTTAGTGTTTCAAGGACCTTCAGCTACTTCTGGATATACCCCATTCAGGTTAGCACTTCCTAGACCTCATAGTCAGATTCAGATAACAAGTGCTGTACCTGATTCTAAATGTACCTTTGTACTTTGTTATGCAGATGACTTAGGCGAGGAAGTCTCGTATAACGTCACTATGGAGTACTTTAATTACGTATCGCCTAACGAAGCTCCTGTTGGAAGTATTGATGAGAATACAGAGTTAGAGTTTGACCCAGATGTGATAGCCCCAAGTATTCCTGCTCCTACTACTGATGCTGATTATGTTATGGCTTACTATACGTATATCCGTAATGATAAAAAGTATGCTGAGTACTTTACCTACCGTACAGGTACTAACTTAATCGCTAAGTTAGAAGAAGTAGTAGAGTCTGTTGAGAAAACAGGTATATACCCTCCACGCTTGTATGCTCGCATGAAAGGTACTAACTACGTTAAGTACACAGAAGATACTGAAGAATACAAATCAATGAATAGGTTTGGAAAGCTGTTAGGAATTAAGTGGAAGGACTGGGTAGAAGAAGTTCACGAGAATATGAGCGGATTACAGTACGTACGTGAAATCTTCTTAACTTTCGGGCTTGAAGCAAATAGTAAGAATAAACTTATACATCAGTATCTCTATCATTATTTTGATACTGCTTATCGTGGATTACCTAATAAATATATTAGCAGCTACACTGTTCAAAGTAGACTCTGGAAGACTAAGCTAGCTCTACCTACAGGTGCTAAGCAAGGTACAACTATTCATCTAAAAGATTCATTACATACTTCTGGTATTGCTTTTGACGCTATAGCTAAACGAACTCTTCAAGGTACTATTACAGAAGTAGGTAAGTATACTTCCACTTACACCTCTAGAGTACATACGTACTACTACCAAGAAACTGAAAATACTTATACAGCGTTATCGGTATATAACCTAGCCAGCATAGATAAGATGGATAACAATAACTGGTTTACTCCTTCAGGGGATTCAGAAGATTTAATAGTACCTCTCGATTTAGCCATTACTGCTAAATTATCCTCAGTAGAGCTTGAGAAGCTTTATGCAATGGCTATGCAATTAGTTGTTAACACCTCTCAAACGGTTAAAAAGAAATGGTATCAAACAGGTATCTTTAAAGTTGTCATGGTTATTGTTGCTGTAGTTATTACTGTGTTTTTCCCTCCTGCAGGGCTAGCAACTTTAAGTGCTACGGCACTAGTAGCAGTAGGTATAGGTATGTCTATTGCCATATCAGTAGCCATAAGGCTACTGCAAAAACTTGTCATATCTCTTGGACTTAGTTCTACAGTATTCCAAGTAATTATGGTTATCCTTGCTGTAGTAGCTGCTGTATATGGCGGATACCTTGGATATACGAATACTACAGGTATGGCAGGTATGACAGCTTCTAATGTAATGCTTGCAAGTAATGCAGCATTTGCTATGGCTAATGCAGGAAACCAATCAGCATTAGGCAAAGCTATGGATCAATACCAACAGTCAGTACTAGACTTGCAAGCTAGAGATGAAACGCTTAAAGAGAAGGTAGAAGCTCTTGGTTTACTTCAAGTACCTACCCCTGATGTAATGATATTCCTTCCTCCTGTAAGTCTTGATATTAGATTAGGAGAAGAACCTGAAGACTATTATGAGAAGTCTATCCATAATGTAAATGTAGGTACTTACGTGTATGATTACGTTGAGTCTTATGTAGACATCAATACACTACTACCTGATTTAAACACACTCACTATTAACTTGGAGAATACACGCTATGTCGTTTGAACTTGATGGTAATACATATAACCCAAACAATCTTGTGCTGTTTGGTGGAAACTATAAAAACCCAGGTATGGAGGCGTTGTCCCCTGCTTTAGCAAAATCTAACGTAGTATGGGCAGATACATTACAAGGCAAACCTGGACTTGGAGATAAGCTTCGTGACATTAACTCTCAATATGGTTCTACCATTACGGGAGGTCTACAAGGAGCTGCTGGCTTATGGGGAGCATACAACGGTATGCAACAAACTAAGTTAATTAAGCAACAAATGGCTAACTCTTTAAACCAGTGGAATAAGAACTATGCTAACCAAGTAACGGCTTATAACACTCATCTTGAAGATCGTCAGAGTGCTCGTGTAGCAGCTCAAGGTGCTAATCAACAAGATGTTGATTCATACATGGCTAAGAACCGTCTTAAATAAGGATAGTATATATGAGTCAATTAACGTGGGAGAATATGGACCCTATTGATACATCTAAATACTTAGATGCTATTCAAAAGGCTCAAGCTCAATCAGTAGCAGGAGTAGAGCAAATAGGTACTGCTTACAAAGGTTATCAAGATAATCTTAAGAAGCAGAATACTAATGACATGCTCACTGCTTTAAACCAAGCAAAGAATCCTGAAGAGTTAGCAATTGCTCAAGCAAATATTGCTGCAATGCAACAACGTTGGGGATCAGGCTACGACATGGATGCTGTACGTACTGCTATGGATGAACGTCCTGCAACACTTATGCAACGTCAATCTACTGAAATGGATTTCAAGGATAAGAAGGCTAACATAGCTGCACGTCCTCAAGTAGCTGCAATCTATGGGAAACAGTTAGCGGCTTTAGATGCTACACCAGAGGAGCTTGCACAAATTCAAGCTATAGCTGATACAGGTGTAGATATCACAGATATTTCAACTAAAGTTGGTCAGTACTTAACTAATGCTCGTGACTTTACCAATAAAAACTATTGGGAGTTACAAAAGCTAAACCAAGATGCTGATCAGTACAACCGTACGGCTACGCTTGCAGAGCAAGAAAGTGCGTTGAGAAGGGGCGAAGTGCTCTATAAAGCAGATCAAGATTCAGGAGCTGGCAGTGTACGGGTAGCTCCTGATGGTACAGAATATACTACTGGAGGTGGAGGAGGAGCTGCTATTGCTAGGTACGCTAGTGTGTTTGGACCTTTAGCAGCAGGTATGATTCATACTGAAAGTAAAGGTAATCCTAATGCGGTATCTCCTGCAGGTGCTCAAGGTATTATTCAGATTATGCCTGCGACTGCGGCAGACCCTGGATACGGTATGCCTCCTATTGATCTTAAAAACTCTACTCCTGAAGAACAAATCAGATGGGGTATGGAATATAGATCACGTGTGCAGAAACAACATGGATTTACTGAGGACCAAGCAACTGCTGCATTTAATGCTGGGGGAGGTAATGTTGAGCAGGCAGTTAAGAAAGCGAAAAAATCAGGAGGTAATTGGCTTTCTTATTTGCCTAAAGAGACACGTGACTATGTACCTCGTGTGAACAAGGCAATGGCTGAATATTCTAATGGAGGGTCTGGGGTAGCAGGTAACACTCCAGCAAATGTTCCATTGGCAGGTATTGATCGTAAGGTACAGCAGAAGATTCGAGGTGAATACCAAGATGCTATGCTCAAGTACAACGAGGGCTTAGCTCTCAAAGATCAGCCTGTTAATGTAGGTAATGTTCTTGCAGGGCTTACAGCCAAGGAGGAAGGTTCTAAAGTTACTCAAGATGCTTTCGATATTGCTAAGGCTATGCAAGCTAACCCACAACTTGCAGGGTTATCTGCAGAGGGTATTACCAATGTATATAACAGGGCTAAAGCTTGGCAGTCTCAGCCAGGAGGGTTTTTTGAAGTTTACAACTCTGCTGCTGGTTTAAAGAAGAGTATTGATAACCTTATCAAAGGGGAAATTAGTATTGATGCTAAACGTAAGAAGCATGTAGCTAAAGCTTCCCATCCTAGTAATACCTATGTTCAGAAGATTCAACAAGAGTTTGAAGCTGAGGGTGTATCCATATCTGCTAAAGAAGCTTTACTGCATATTGATCCTGCTCGTTACCAATCTCTTTATGGTAAGCCTACTGTAAAAGTTCAAGAAGCTCTTGATAAGAAGGTAGATAAAGCTGCTGCTACAACTCCACCTCCAGCTAGTAAAGGTAAAGGTACACCTGCAGCTACTAAGACTACGCCTACTAAAACCTCAGTCCCCACCTCTACTACTCCTGTGCAGGCTAAGAACCCTACACCTACACCTACTAAGCAAGCCATTGTGGATTTTTATGTTAAGCGAGGTAAGGTTGATAATGTTATACCTGGAAATTTATTCGGTACTCCAGATAGTAAAGTAAGGGATAAAAATCGAGACTTAATTAGACAAGCGCAAAAAGAAGCTACTGAACGTCTTAAAGCTATAGAGGCTAAGGAGAAGGCTGATAAAGAAGCTAAGAAAGCTAGTCAACTTGCAGCACGTGAAAAAATACGTATAGCCGCTGCAGAGCGTGAAAAGCAACGTATAGCTAAGGAACGTCTTAAACTAGCTAATGAACGTATTGAAAAAGCTAAGCAAAAAAGCGATCAACAAAAGAAGTTTGAGGCTACCTACACAAACGCTATCAAAGCAGGTAATGAGGAGATGAGAAAACGTTTCAATACTAAATAAACATCTTGAATGTTTGTGGTATCAATCTTTAGTTTAGCTATAGATACACTTCTGCTAGGATAGGCACGTAGATATACGTGCTTATTTCTTTTAAAGGTAAATACAATGGCAGGATATAAAGATGATCAAGTTCAAAACGCATTTGCTAGGATTGCACAGGAGTTAAGTAAGAAGCAGCAACCTAAGGTAACTCCGTATGAGGAAACCATTGGAGCACGCTCACAGGTTAATACCCAAGACTATGCTCCACGAGTAAATGCTACTGAATTACTGCAACAGTACGCAGACTACGGTGATCAATTTGATAATCGTAATATAGGTTCAAAAGCTCTAAACGTAGGGCGTAGAACTGCAGGAGCGTTTGGTGAATTATTTGAACAAGCTAGTGGAGCTATTGTTAATGGCATAGGTGCTGCTAATACTATTGGTTTAGATAAGAATGCTGAAACAGCTTTCTATAAACTACAAGATCAAAAGAATAATCCTAAGTATCAAGAAGAGTTAGCAGTATTAGACGATCCTGCTAAGGCTGTGGCTTTAGGGGGTTATTTAGATTTACGCGAGGCTACTGAACGTAAAGCTTACTTAACAAACCGTTTGCAACAAAACCAATTAACGCCTGAAGAACAAGCTTTACTATATAATCCAGACGGTTCTGAGACTGAGGCTAAGCAACGTCTTAATTGGAGCAATGCTGCAGAAGATTATGGAAAGCGAGTAACAGGTGATCGTGAGAAAGGTATTGCAGGTTCTTTTAATGCACGTAACTGGTATGACCATACTGGAGAGAAAGCATATCAAGCTCATAAGAAATACAATGGTACTTCTCCAAAAGAGACTGCACTAGCTCAACGTGAAGCTCGTGATGCTTATGATCAAGGTGATTACTTTGGTTGGGCAACTAAACATTTAGGTACGTTTGCTAAATCTGCTAAAGAGTCCGCAAATGCATTAAGTGAAAATCCTGCATATCTTCTAGAAGAAGCTGCAGCCATGACTCCGTATTTATTACCATATACCCGTATGCCTGCTATAGTTGTAGATGCTACACGAGTACAAAACGATTCTTATGATGCGTTTGTTGATCGTGAATTACGAGCACCTACTGCTGGAGAGTCTCTAGGTATCCTAGGAATGACTGCTGTGTATACTGCAGCTAACTATGCAGAATCAGTTATCGCTGCAGGAGTTTTAAAAGGTAAATCTCTTAGCAGTTCTCTTGGTTTAAAATCTAGCTCAGTTCCTAGTGCTATTGAAAAGACTGCTATTGATAAAATACGTAATGCAGCTGTGGTCCAATCTGCAGGGCAGTTAGGTAGATCAGCATTAGCAGAGGGTGTAACAGAAGCAGTACAGCAACAGATTGAAGTTAACTGGGGTTCTCTAAACAACACTCTTGATTCTGCTGCTATGGGTGAAGCCTTTACAATGGGTGCAGCTATTACAGGAGCTATCGGTACTCCGGCAGCTACAGCTAATGCAGTCTTAGGTACAGGGCTTCAAGCTAAAGCAGCACTTGCAGAACGTAATCTGAATAAGGCTAAAGAAGATAGTCCTGAGATTGATCAATCAATTCCTACAGAAGACTTTGCATCTCCTAGCTCTCCTAACTTTAATCCTAAAGCGGCTACTGTACGTATGACACAGGAAGCATCTCAAGCTGAAACCCCTGAAGCTAAGCAAGAGATTAAAGCTAAACAGGAAGAGGTATTACGAGCTTCTGCTAGTCGTTTAGATATCTTAGAGAACATCATTGAATCTCTTGGAGACGTAGAAGGTACACGTACAGGTGTAGAAGAGTTCCGAGCACAAGTACAAAGTGCTAAAGATACTGATCCTTCTAACCCTCAAGTAGCTCAGTTAGAAGAAGCACTTGCTAACGCAGATGCTGTAATGGCAGAGATTGATGCTAATGCTAACGATCCTGAATATGCAGATCGAGTTAAGAAAGAATACTCTGGTTTAATAAACCAATTAAACAAAGCTACTGAGATTCGTAATAACTCTGAAGCTCTAGCAGATGATCTATCTAATAACCCTACTACTATTCCATCTAAGATTCTTGGAGCACCTTCTTCATATACTGCAGCAGAGTTAGCTAAAGCATCTAAAGATGTTAAGTATGCTGAAGCTGATCGTGAAGTACTTCGTACCCTGTCTGAAGCACGTCAAGCATATGATGATACTCAGTCTATCAAACGAGTAAGTAAAGATATTATTAATGGTTCAGACTACTCTAAACCAATCATGTCTTATATGGATGATATGAGTAAGGCAGTAGCATCCGGTAATACTCGTATGCAAGAAGTTACTTCTAAAATGTTAGATCGCTTTGCTAAGAGTCATCAGTCTAAAGCAGATACAATAACGCAAGCATGGGAAGCTGCTAAAGCTGCTCCAGGTACTGTTGTACAAGTAGCTCGTGTTGCAGGCGAGAATAAATGGTTTATCAATACTGGTGACACAATTGAGAATACTCGTGAGAATGGTGCGTTAAATATTAAGTACAATCCAGGGGGGTATGGACACTCAGAAAGCCTAGTATCAGCTATTTCTATGGAGTCTAACTTAATCAATAAAGTTAAGGCTTCTGTAGATGCTCTAGCTGCTCGTTCTACGAATGATACTAGCGATCCTATGGAACGTATGCAGCAAATGGCTGATAGCCTAGATACGAGCAACGGTGTTGATCTAGAAGCACAACAGTTAGCTGATGAAGGAAGACAGCAACAAGCACAAGCAAACCAAGCAAAAGGTAAGAGTACTCCTCAAAATACTCCAGTAAATCCTGATGAGAATATCTGGGAAGGTATTGATGAATCGTCTTTACAGTTAGAGCCTGTGGATCTAGATAGTATTAAACCAGACTTATCTAATACTGAGATTCAGTTTGATGACTCAGGTGTGGGTTCTGTTGTACCTACTACAACTCAACCCTCTGGAACAACCCCAGAGACTAAAGGTGTTGTTCTTACAGGTAAGTCATCTTACCTTGCTAAACATCAAGCTAAAGCAGACAAGGCTACTAAGTTTATTGGTCAAGGTTCTGCTCAATCTTCTACTGCTCAATATGCAAAAGATTTTGGAGAGTCTGCTAATACAGGTACATATACTTCTGATGATGTAGTGTTTGTTTCTGCTGAGAGTAATCGTGAAGATCGTATTCCTTTTGATAAAGCAGAGTTGCATAAAGCTATTGAAGCAGGTGCTATTATTATTACTGACGATGCACATAACCGTAAACGTACTGACAACGTGGGTGTACGTGAGGTAGCAGCAGAGCTTGCTCTTAAAGGTTATGAAGAAGTATCCCCTGGCGAGTGGAAACCAAAGAAAAAAAGTAACGCTCCTGTAGTAAATACTCCTAAGAAGGGGGAGGAGGAGGATTCAGAAGAGACTACAAAACTCGAGTATCTGACCGTACCAACTGAACTCCTTAATACAAGTTTTAGCTTACATGATCCTGAGCTTAAAGATCTTATATTTAAGATTAAGGGTAAGAAGGAGAATACTGGGGACTTAAATTACCTAGATGAGTTATATGATTTTCTTGTAGAGGCTGCGGATGGCAATGCAGGCATTCACGTCTTCACAGACGTAGAGAGTATTCCTTTTGATTACGTAAAAGTATTGGCTAATTCTGAGCGATACTCGAATGGACATACAACTTTCCACATACGTATCCCTGAGTTAGGCGATATCCCAATGATCTATATTGATCTACGTGATGGTGGAGAACTTATATCTAGAACAAGTAGCCCTCAAGAAGCTTTCGCTCATGAGATCCACCATACAGTTACTATGCAAAACTTGGATAGTTCATCTGAAATTCAGGATGAGATTAACAACGTACTCAAACCTAGACTTGTTGATCATATTGAGCAAAATCGTGAACGTCTTGAGAAAGAGGATCCACGTACACTTTCGCGTCTAGAGTATATGCTGATCAATAATGCAGAGTTCATAACTGTAGGTACTACAGAGTATGGTGCAATTCAGGAACTTAAAAAGATCTCTGTACCTGTAGATAGGTCTAAAGCTAAGACCTCTATGTTCAAACGTTTGGTTCAATTGATAGGCAAGACTGTAGGTATGCCTAATGAAGTTACCAACGTGTATGAGAAGCTCCTCGATCAGACAGCTCAACTAAAAGAACAGGCGTATGTAGAGAACCAAGGAGAATTAAGTAACCTGAATGCTAATGCTGATACTACTCCTGTAGTAAACACTCCTAAGATGGTACGTAAGGTGAACGATAAAGGAGACATTCAGTTTACTGGTTTAACTTCCCCACAATACCGTGAATTGAAACCTCTAACTATTAAGTTTAATAAACAAGATGATGGTTCTTATATTTCGTCAAGTAAGGTAATAGAGCTCAATGGTGTAACTACAGATAATCCTGATGCCACAATAAAAGAGTGGTTAGATAAAGGTGAATTATTTGAAATAGACGCTACTAATCCTCAAACGTATAACAAGTACTTTATACGTGATCCTAAAACTTCAGTGCTAACGCCTAATGGAAAGTCTGTTGTTGATTACCATAAAGTAGAAGATAGCATAACTTATTTGATGGATGATGGGCTTGTACTGAAACAAACAGACCCTACCACTATAAAAATTATGCTTGATCAAGTACTTGATGGCATAGCTTTTGACTTAGACCTTACTGTTAAGTTTACGACTAAAGGTATAGCTAACAAGGAAGAAAGCCATGCTCCTTTCTTACGTCTGACAACAGTGCAATTTAAAGAGTTGGAAAAGCAAAAGCAGTTAACACTCGAGAGTCTAGCTAAAATTGTACACCCTGATCGTTCATACGAGTCGTTAGTAATTGAACGTGCTAAAGCGTTTATTAAAGACCGTAATATTAAAATTTTAACTGACAAGCCGAATAAGTCAGACACACTTGTATTTGATACTTCTGTAGATGGGTGGACTAAAGTTGGAGATAACTTCCACATAAATCCATATGCTAGTTGGAAAAACAATCGAGATAAGCACAGCCTGTTTACTCAAGTTCAGAACAGTATCTTAGCTACAATGGGGAGTGATCCAAGGGTTACAGCTGCTTATGTTCCTGCTACTTTTGAAGGATCAACTCCTGAAGTTGATGCTCTTCTCGCTGCAATTCGAGGAGATAAAAAACCAATTAAGAAAGAAACCCCTGATGATAATTTACCTACTCAAGAAGTACGTAAGTTTGATGGTATCGAGTACATAGTAGATTCAACAATTCCTACTATGGCTAGAACAGATAAAAATAATAATATTACGTTAAATCCTCGTGATGCTGAAAACAGTAAAGAGTTCTGGGATTACTTCGGAGGGGTTGTACAAGAAGATGCTCCTGTACGTACTAAACAAGCTTCTCAACAGAAGAAACTGGTATTAGCTAAGTTAGGTGTATACGGATATTCTTTGGATTATTTAAAGCAGCAGCTAAATACACCTAGAAAACTTAATGAGTTTTTACTTCGTCATGAGCAATCTCACATAGACAATAATGATCGTGCTGTTTACTACAGTAACGGTGAATCTTTACTCACTGATGATAAAGTAGCAATTGAAACTCGTGCAACATTAAATGCTCTAACAGCTATGGGTATCGAACCTAAGTACGAAGGTAATATTGATGAGTCTTTTGTTAGTACTTCAGAGACTCCATACGAAATCTACGACATACCTCTGAACGAGAATGAGCTTAAAGATATGTTTGGAGGTTTAGATACCACTACTGAATATGTTCCTGACTTTGGTACTACAGTAGCAGCTAACAAAGAAGCTCAAGCATTACGTGAAGCTAATAAAGATTTACCATTAGCTGAACATGATTTAGTACGTGAAGCTGTGAACATCGTACCTACTTTGTTACGTGATATGCCTAAGTCAGTAACTGCTCGTTTACGTAGTAAAGAAGTTAAATCTGGATACAATACTGCGTATACAGAAATACTTAAGGACCACTTAGAAAAGACAGTACCTAACCATACTGATCAACAGCACGAAGCAATGAAAGTGTTAGGAGGAATGTTCTACAATTTCTCTAACATTACTACAGGTATCTATTCAAATACCACATTCCTTGAAGATGCTGGGTTAGAGACGTTTAATAACTTTGCTAACTATCTTGTTGATCTTGATGCTCAAGTAACTGCAGCTAATGATGCGAAAGTAGACCAGTTACTACCTCAAGTTGAAGACGCTATTACTATCGCAGCATTCTCTTGGATTATGGAGAATGGTAGTACTTTAATGCGTATGGATAACTTACCTAAAGCATTCGGTATTGAAGGTAATGATCTAACTGTTCCATATCATATCTATGACATGCTTAAAGCTGTAGGCTCAGCTAAACCAACTGCTGCAGAGACTATCGGTAATAAAGTTATTGATATGCTAGGTTTCAAGTTTACGTCAGATGTGGCTGATACTCGTAAGAGTAAGTTAGCTGTAGCTCTGGGTCAGCTTGCAGTACATCGTATGACAATGGCAGGTTATGTAGAGGAGAATACTATTGAGCCTGCAGCAGTACGTGAAATTGTACGAAGCATCAAAGAACATAATAATCAGGATATTGATGAAGCAGAGTTAAAAGCTATCAATCAATACACCTTCATTAACTTGCCTCACAGCACTAAAACTTTTGAACCTACAGGATTGTCAGCTAAAGTACTTAATGAAACTAAAGGTAGTGAGTCTGTTCTTACTAAAGCATTTGGTGTAGCTCCGCGAGTTAAACCAATTCGTACATCTAAACCTAAAGCAGAGAAGCTAGTTACTCAAAAGACTACAGATCGTTTAGGTACTCAGATACCTTCTGCACAGGTAGAAGCTCTAAGTAATGCTCATACGTATAAGTGGGGTATCAATAAGGCTCTAAACAAATTACACACTGCTTTAGGTGAGACTGATGCATTGAAAGCCTTACGTGATCGTATGTACGGTAAGCTTACAGAAGCAGAGATTAACAAAAAGCAAGCAATGAAGCGTGATGGTATTAAAGCTAATAACCAAAGCATTGAACGTGAGATTCAAATCTATGAAGCAAGTGTAGATACTCTAGCTAAATCTCGTTTTGGTTTAGATAACGATTTCTATCTAGAACAGGAAGTACAGAACCAACAACGTTCTCACATGGCTAATGATCTTAATCCTGTAGCTAGTAAGTTACACCGTGGGTTAGTAGAGCTTAAAGAGCATCGTGTTAAGTTCCCTATGACTTCTGTAGAACGTGATGGTATCAAAGCATTCTTTAAGACTGGTAATACTGAAGCTCTATTAGATAGTCAAACCAATACAATCACTCCATTAGGTGAATTCATTCAGACAGTAGCTTTACTTACTGAAGATTTAATGCCTGAAGGTGTATCAACTACTGCTGATAAAACTCAAATCCTTAACTATGCCCCACAATATTTAGAGTGGGCATTACGAGGTGATGGTACAGGTACAGAAGTATTGATTATCCTAGAGAAGATGATCAATGGTGATAATGTTCCTGTAGAGCAGGTAGAGAAAGTAGTAGCTGCTGTTAATAAAGCAGGTATGAAAGCCCAGTCTCTTAAAGCGTTAGTAAATCTAATTTCTTTCAAGAATGCTTTTACTTCAAATAAAGATACAGCGTTTGAAGTGGATATCTCTTTAGAAGTGGATGGTGTAACTAATGGTCCGTTCTTAACCCAAGTACTTATGAATACTCTTGCTGCTGGTATGTATGGAGCAGGTGGTATGTATAAAGAATCTGACGGTATTACTAACGTCCCTCAGTATAAGGACTTAGGTAATGCTGATATGTATGAGTACAACATTACTCATCTACGTAATGCTATTGCATTAGCTCCTGCTAAAGCAGGACGTGTAGCTTACGCTAAGAATTCAGATGTACCTGCTGAGAGTATTACTCGTGAAGTACTTCAAGCAGTTCAAGTACTACATCCTAAGATGCTAGAGCGTAAAGGTACTAAGACAATTACTACAGTGATTAACTTCTCTTCTGGCAATCCAGCTACAGCAGCAGGGATTATTGGAGACATTAAAGACAGTATTCTTTCTGGTTTAGAAAAGTACAGTTCAGAATCTGTAGATAGTGTTTCACGTAAGTTGTTTATTGAAAAATTAAACTACTTGTTAAAACGTGGAGGTTTGAAAGCTGACGAACACGTTAAAGATGATGCTGATCTTCTTAACTTGGTTTTAACTCCTCAACAAGATAAGGCTATCAGTAAAGCTTTAGAAGAACCGCTAATGCATGTGGTATCTGAGTTTATTAAAGAAGCTTACCCTGAGTACATCAAAGCTCGTGATGACATTACTTCTGCAGGACAGCTAGCTGTGGGTTTATTTAAACCGGTATATGATGCAGAAGTAGCTAAGCGTACTGAAGCATTACCTGAAGATGTGAAGAAGGTAGAAGGTCTGTCTAAAGAAGCTCATGAACAGATTCTTGTTGATCTACGTAAAGACATGCCTACATTCAAGTCATACCTAGCAGGTAAGAGTACGAATACAGAAGAGTCTTCACTACCTCTAGTTAAGATTGCATCTAAGCGTAGCGATCAAGCTCGGGATAAATCAGAGTTCTATATCTTCGGTGCACGTAAGGTTAATAGTCTTGGTTTAAATAACGAAGATGGAAGTTTCAAACCAAGCTCTTCATCTAAGTACACATACCATGTAACCCAACAAGCTAAGACGTATGAGATTGTTCCAGCAGGTGTAGCAAATAATCCTAAAGGTGTTCACTCTACCGATGCAGGTATTGCCCATACTCAATTAGGTAATTGGGTAACTATGAACATCCATGATGCTTTAACAGCTATTGTAGGTAAAGGACGTCAGTTTGCTAAAGAGCTAAACAAAGTAACTACTGATGCTCTTATCGAAGTAGATTTCAACTCCAACATGATTACTGGGTCTCTTAAACCATTAGTTGCTTTTCTTGGTTTAGATTCTAAAGCACAACTAGCATCTAAAGCAGAATTGCAAAAGGCAGCTCAGAGTATTAATAAATCTCACGCTAATGATGTGTATGACGCTAAAGGTAATCTTGCTCCTAATAGTTCTATTGGAGATGCAGTAGCTTTATTGTTGGATGCGGCCTTTGATCGAGACATTGCAAAACTTAATACACTCTTAGAGTACGCATATGTAAACCAATATGGTTTAGAAGGTGGTGAGTATAAAATTGTTGAATCAGATATCAAACGTATTGAAGAGAAGCTAGTAGAGGTTAGAGCTAAACGTGAAGAGGCTATTAAACAGTTAGTTCCACAAGCTGTACAGTTAGATAGTATCTTTGGTGTGGTAGGTGCAAAAGGTATTTATCAAGATGCTCCAGTTGCAGAAGTAACTAAGGTTGCAGAAGAAAAGATTGAGACTGGTGTAGATAAGAATACAACTCAGCTCTATCTAAGCAATGTACCTAAAGACACTCCTATAAACATCAAAGTACTCAACTTTGCTATTGCACATGACACTAACAAAACTAAGGATGTGAATCCTAACCTAGCTACTGTACTTAGTGGGCAGATGTACAATCTAGTTAAGCAAGCTTTACCTGAGCAGTTAGAAGTACGTGTATTACACGCTACCGATCCTAGAGCTTTGGAGCACTGGAGTAAGGGTAGATATGGTTGGTTTAATTCTAATGTTGATGGTAAGCCAGTTATCTATCTAACTGCAGATGCTAACGGTAACTTTATTCCTGCTATTGCTATCCATGAATTGATGCACGCAGTTACTTTCCTAGCACTGGAGAAGAATGATACTCCTGCAGCTAAAGAGATTACTGCATTACGTGAACAGTTTGTGAAGTTCTTAGCTAATCAAGGCATTACTCCAACAGACGGGGTAGCTTATGCAATTAAGAATAATCATGAGTTTGTATCTACTGTCTTTGAACGTCCTGAAGTAGCAATGCTACTTAATCAGATGAAAGTTAAAGCTACACGCAAACGTGGACTAGAAGACTTCGTTAAAGCGACCTCTAAGCTTATCTCTCAAGCTTTTGGTTTAAAACCTGTTGAGTTAGAGTCAGGTGAGATCACTGGATTAGAGGCTTTAATTGGAAGCGTACTAACATTAAGCGAAGGAGCGGAGAACACCAAAGCATATAGCTTAGCTAATGTTCCTAGCAGCATACTAGGAGCTTCATTACGTAAAGCTCAGCAATCTGTTAAAGCTATGAACCTTACTGATCTAATGGAGCAGTTACAAGGTACAGGTACAAACTTTGATGCTCAGCTTAAAGAGACTATGGATGAGTTTGCTCTACCTATCTTTGATCGTATGGATACAGGTCTGTTTGATAGTATTGGTTTAAGTAATGATCCTGAATCTGTATGGCAGGATGCTATTGCAACTAATACAACAGTCACTTCTGATAAGGCAGTATTGAGTGGATATATCCTACAGCCTTTAGAACGCTTTGCAGTAGAGGCAGTATACGCAGCTACGAAAGCTGTAGCTAAAGAACGTGGACTATCTATTAGTTATGCTGAGTTAGATAAGGCATTCAGCCAAGCGCGCAGTAAGATTAAGCCAAAGGACTTATTTAAAGGTGATTGGTCCAAGGCTACTACTGCAGAGAAAGCTATAGCTCAATCTAAGTGGGATCACTTGTTTAAGATTACTCAAGAGAATGATCACTTAGCTAGATTCTCTAGTATGGTTTCAGGCAGTGCAGAAATTAATGCTTTACTTGCGAATGTGAAAACAGAGTCAGGTAATAAAGTTAGTAAGGATGCTGACATTAATGAGAAGGTACAAGCTTATGTAATGAAAGCTATTGAGTTCCTTGCTCAGCTTATCTCAGGCGTTAAGTCTGGTGCTCCAGTGTCTGAGTATGTGAAGTCTGCTTTAAAGTCTGTAGCTAAAGTGGATTTAAAATATCGTGGAGGTATTGTTAACAAGATTAATGATCGTATCTCTAAAGTAGAGAATAAGATTGACGATGCAGTAATAAAGGCTAGACGTAAAGTTGCTAGTAAGATTCCAGCAATGAATAGTACTACAGTACCTGAAGTAACCTTAGTGCGTAACGTAGCTACATCAGCTATTGAAGGTACTCTGATGGATAACTTAAATAATACTCGTGAGACTCTTCTTAACAATTCAGAAGGTAAGTTAGAATTCTGGGGAGAGCTTGTTAATGAGATGGCTGAAAACACTCCTTTCAAAAACATTATTGAAAAGATGATGCGACATGTTAAGAAGACTTCTCAGGCTAAAGAGTTAGAGAAAGAGTACACAATTAAAAATGTACTCTCTACGTTTAAAAATGGAGGTAAGAAGCTTAAACGTAAGACTCGTGAATCACTAACTTATTTAATGGTTGCAGACGTTTCAGCACTTCTTGGAGCTTTCACTCCTAAGCAGATTCATCGTATGTACCAAAACCCTGAGTACTTAAATAGTGTGATCAGTCAGCAAGCTAGTGTAGTGATGTCATTGGATACTCGAGGTACACATCTAATCTCTCGCAGTAAAGACCTTGCTCGATATATGGTAACTAACCTAGGACCTGAGAATAATGACTTGGCTTTAAATGCTACGTTGATTGCTATGGGTGCATGTACTGCTAATAAGATGGCACTTAAAGATGTAGACCCTGACTTGGTAGCTGCTATTGATTCATTGGTTTCGTTATACGCTATTCGCTATACACCTACAGATATCAAAGCAGAGATCAGTTCAGTAATGGATACAGAGCTTTCTCGTGGAGATGTGAATGGTATTGAAGCTATCCTTAAATTCCATAAAGGTTTAGCAGATGAAGCACGAGATGAGTTATTTAAAGATAACCCGTTATCCATGACTAAAGGTTATATCCCTGAGATTACTAACCCTAACCATGAGATTCGCTTTGCTAAGACTGATGAGGAAGCTAAGAACTTTAAAGATCAATTCTTCCGTGAGGTTAAAGTACTTGAGCCTAACCCATTAGCACGTGGTGACAAGGTACGTATGTTCTTATCTGAAGATGCTGGTTTAACTCGTATGATCTCAGGTACGTTAGAAATGTTTGGTAAGAATCCTCGTGGTACAGATGCTGACGTAGATGTATCAGTTGTTCTTAAAGCATCTCAAGCTAAGCAACGTAGCTTACATGCTAATACAGGCTATGACCCTTACAAAGGTAATGGTACTAGTGCGTTGATTCCTAAGTATGATCTGGATGGTAATGTCATTGGATATCGTTATGAGATGTCTAGCTATGAGCGTGATAACTTGTTAGGTAGAGATAATGACTTTGCTAATATCCTAGGTCAGTACGCTGCTACTAACTTTAACAAGATGAATGTTCCATTTAATAACCGTATGGTTGTTGATGCTCTAGTTAAAGAGAAGCAAGAAAACTATGATAGTCATCCTGATAGCTTTATCGCTGTAGGGTTTAACGTACGTGATAAAGAGTTAGCTAAGCTCTGGGACTTATTGCCTCAAGATACTAGAGACTATGTTCGAGAGGTTACTGGTAAGAGTGTACTGTATGTACCTAAAGAAGTATTACTTCCTGTATTTGGATACCAAAAGTATTCAGCTACTCAAGGTTTTGATAAACCAAGAAGTGAACGTAATCTTTACGAGAAAGTATACGTAGCATTGTTTAAAGCAGTGTTTGGAAATAACGCTCGTGTATATGGTGCTCGTACTGAACGTGCTATGCAGTCAGCAGTAGCTCTTACAAAGAACTTCATCGTTATTCGTAACCTACGTACACTATCTATGAATATCATCTCTAATGCCTTCTTACTGCAAGCTCATGGTATTAGTATGACAGCTATCGTAAAGGATACTGTTTACGCATTACGTGCAGCTATGCAGCATCGTAAAGACAATGCTTTACTTACAGCTAAGCGTCAGATGTTGTATACAGGCTTGGGTAATAAAAAGGAGTTAGAGCAAGAGGTGTTACGTTTAGAGCAAGCTATTGCTAACAATCCTCTAGCAGAGTTTATCAATGAAGGTATGATGCCTAGTATTGTAGACGATGTAGCTCTAAACCAAGATGATGCGTTTAGCTTCAAATCTGCTTTAGAACGTAAGTTTGAAAAACAACTGAGTAAGATTCCTGCGGGAGTACGCTCAACAGCAGATTGGTTATTGGTTTCTCCAACAACCCCTCTGTATCAGTTCTTGAACAACACTACTCAGTTGTCTGACTTCACTGCGAAGTACGTAATGTATAACTACTACCGTAACAACGCACCGAAGAAAGAACGTTTAGACCATGACGCAGCTATTCAAATAGCCAGTGATACCTTCATTAACTATGACATGCCTACAAGTAAAGGTATGCAGTACTTAAACGACATGGGTATTATCATGTTCTCTAAATACAACTTACGTATTCAGAAAGCACTGTTTAGACTCTTAGAACGTAAGCCTGCAAGAGCTTTACTACAAGCATTAGTAATGCATAACGGTACAGATATTCCTTATGGTATTGATCCTATTATCTGGAATCAGATGGGTATCCCATTCCGTGAAGGTGCACTTGCATTCCCTTCAGTGATTGATGAGCCAATCACAATGAATATGGCAACGTCCATGCTGTAAGAACTGATGTTAAAAAACCCTCCTAAGTGGAGGGTTTCTTTTTAAAAGCGTTCTAGAAAGTCTACACACTCTTTTAGAGATGTAGACGAGAAGTGTGTAATGACGTCTTTGGTTTCAGGATCACATACATGAATATCAAATATTCCTGTGGACTCAAAGACTACTTTAATTAAGATGTTGTTGTGGAAGAACTCTTTAGAGCCTCCACGGTACATCAGTGCAAGTTCATTCCGAAGGTTCATTTGGTTTCTTCACCTCAACATATATTAGGTAAGCAATTAATATAGCTACTGCAACAGCTAAGATAACAGCTAAGATTACCACTGCTGTTTTAATAACTAAGTATCCCAGTATAAGTAATAAGGCTATAAAACACAGCTTAAGTACTCCTACTAGAAACTCCATTACTTAGTACCAAATAATGATTTATTAGGGAAGACTGGTTTACCCGGTGTAGCTGCTTGCTGCTGTTCTGCAATCTCATCAATAGAAGGCATAACATCTTCTACTGTATGAGGCTCTAGCACCTCTTCTGAGGCTTCTTCAGTTTCAGCAGCAGTGTTTGTAGCTTCTTCTTGAAAAGTCCCTACAGAGTGTAATACTGGTGCTTCTACAAGGTGTTCTTCAGGGGCTGTAGACTTCTCATTACTTACTGTTAGGTTTGCTTTGATACCATCATTACGTGAGTTAACAAACTTAATTGCACTTAATTCTTCATCGCTAACTAATACGCTGTTCTGTGCTAGATATAGAGCAATAGCTGCTTTGATGTCTGATTCGTTTAGTTCGATATCTAATTGAGTTTTAATTTGCATAGGATTATTCCTTTAGAGATTTAAAGTTATGTTGTGAAGCTGCTGCATATATAGCTGCCAAGGCGTCTGCAGAATGTTCATTAGCTTCTGTAGTTACGCGACCTCTTTGCTTATGCCAAGAAGCTTCTGGGTGGGTGGTACTAGCCCAAGCTACTGAGTCTTTCTTAGTAGCTTTAGGATTGCCTAGTACTTTCTTTACTGACTGAGGAGTGACCAAGAAAATGTTAGGACATTGGATGGTAGATATTAGACCTAGACAGATTCCCCTACCTACTGCTGCCTTAACATCTTGGCTTCCATAAGGAACTTCTATACACACCACATCAGCGTCAAGTGTATATTCCTGAATAGCTGTGTATAAAAGTTTTGCTTGCGAAATATCCCATGTAGAGTTTGGGACTTTCTTGTTTGGGTTAGGTACGGTATGGACTGTATCGATATGGTTTACTGTGAGTATCCCTGTATCACAATCCATAGTACCAATAGCTATACCTAGATGTCTAAAGCTAGGATCAAGCGAGACTATCTTTAAAGTCTTCATTTGCTGTAATACCGCGGCTATTTGTAATAGTACGAATCTTATCAGCAGATACTTGTAATTGTCGTGCAAGAGTAGACAGTTCTTCTACAACTGCAATAGGGAACTCGTTATATAAACCAACATTAAAACTGTCTTTAATATCCTGCCGTAACTGCATCAAATGATTGATTGTAGTTACAGCTGTTAGTCTATTCTGCTTACTCATCTGCAGTTACACCTTTGATAGGGAAAGTATCTAATAACTCTAAAGCGTATTTAACACCCGCTAAGAATCCTGCACGATGATCAGCATTTCCATCAATAACTTCTGGAGTACCATCTTCTAAGATGTTACCTGTAGGGATATCAATACCTGCATCTTCAGGCATATTCAATACGTGTTCAACTATACGTAATGTTTGGATGTGCCAAGAGATTACTGCATTGCCTAGTTCTTGTACGTCTGTGATTGGCTGTTCTTGTTGCATGGTTTTATCTCTTAAAGTAGAAGGGACTCTAATGAGTCCCTAGGTAAAACTAGACTGATCTATTAAAGACCTTTGAATAAACCAGATGATGATGGAGCAGATACTGTTGTTGAGTTAGTAGACTCTAGTGATTTGTAGCGGTCATCTAACTTACCATCGTTATCTTTTTTCCATGATTCAAGGTAAGCAGCTTCTTTACCTTGTTCAAGCTCTGCTTGTGTATGGAGAGTAGAAGGATGGAATACTTTATCAATCATGTTATATACACGATCTTCTGCAAGCGTAATACGCTTAGCACCATCACCTGCTTTGGTTTTGTTTTCACGTACTTCTTTAATAGCTACCAGGATAGGCTGTTCTAATAGAGGTACGATAACCATAGCAGGCTTGTCTACTTGCTTACCTGCTTTAGAATCATACTGTTTAACAATACGTTCTTCTAGTTCAGGTTCTAATTCGTACAAGTCTTTACCTGTAGCGAATAGAGCAATTTGGTTTACAGTTAAGAAACCTGGTAAGTAACCAATAACACCCTCTTTTTCGTAAGTGTTACTACCTTGCTTGTTAGTAACGTAAATGGTTTCAAAGATAGTTTTGCCTGAATCCAGTTTAACTTCTAACGATACTGAAGTAGCACCTCCTGATGACTTACCAATAAACGCATTTTTAACAGTGCCTTGGTATACACCTGAATCTACTGTACGTTTTTGTTTATCAGTTACTGGGATTGCTTTATCGTTGTAGCCTTGACCAAATAATGACATGAAATGTATTCCTTAATGTTTAGACCCATGGTTTTCATGGAATCCTAATTCAATTAACTTTGACTCTCTTTCAGCTACTGCCTGTTCGATATCATCAAAGCGTTTCAAGTAAACGCGCTTACGGTCCATAGAAATCTCAGCTACGTATTTATTACGTTGCTTGTCATACCATATCCCATGCTCGCCTGTTGTGGTTTTATCTCTACGCTTCCTGTTTCTAGCATTCTCAGCTATAGACACTTCACGTAGATTAGCGATACGGTTATCACTACGTATATGGTTTATATGGTCTAATTGGTGTTCAGACCACTTCTTGTAATGAAGAAACCATGCTACATGGTGAGCCGCATAAGATACCCCAAAAATAGTAATTGTTCTATATCCTGTAGCTTTGTTAATACATCCAGCTATGGAGTTAGGTACTACCGATTTAGAGTGTTTGTTGGTTCGCCAAATAAGCTTACCGGTGTGAGGATCATACCTGAGCAGTTCATCTAAATCTGCCCAGGTAAAGTCTTTGCGCTTACGCTTCGTAGTACTCATGAAGAATATCCAATAACAACTGTACGTCATTATCCATATATACTTCATTTGCTTTAAACATTCCAATTGGACCACGGATACGCTCAGAAGTTGTCTTAGCTGTAACCTTGGTTTGGAATACGTGTTTGAATCCTTGAATACGTTCTTCTTCCGTAATATGTAAATACTCTGAAGGGTATTTCTCAAGTTCAACAATAGGTACTTTCTTAGCGTTCACTACTACAGATAAGTAAGCTTCTACACCTACTTTAGCTGAAGCCCCTTTAAGAGGTACTTGAACTTTCTTAGTCCCTGCAGACTCATCAATGTAGTCTGCAATGTGAGATAAGATAATAATGTTCTTAGTGCTTGCTGCAATGTACTCTTGCATCAATGTCTTGAGGTACTGTGCGTAATCTCCCCAAGCTGATCGAGTATCATCTGCACGTAATACAATCTGAGTTTCGTACATCTCCATCAAGAACGATAAAGTATCAATGATGACTGTATGAATCTTTTCAGAACCATTAGCTGCTTTGATACCTTCAAGTACTTGCATAGGATGAGTAACTGTTACAGTATTAAACTTATGTCTAAAAGTGATGCGTTTCCCTGCATCGCAATTAAGATATAAGACACCTTCAGGGTCTCGGATATTCATCAATGAGGTTGTCTTACCTGCACCTGATTCTCCTCCAATTAAAACCATAAAGTCATTTTGTTGGTCTAACATCTTGTTTACCTCTAAGTGGGGATTGCTCCCCGATTACTCATAAAACCAAACAACGTTTGGACTATTTTCGATTCATCTTATTACTTACAGATTTGAGTACTGTGTTCATTATCTCTTCATCAGAAAGACGATCACTTAGCTTATTGTTTAAGTTACGTGCTAACTCTCCAATCTGCTCTAATGATTTACCTGCATCTGCAAGTACCATTGCATACTTATAAATCTGATCGTTACGATTTCCTGCGCCTGTATGGTTTAGAACCCAACGCTCAAGATTGTCTAAGTCTGATTGGTTTTGAAATGCTTGCTGACGTTCATCACTTCGAGAAGTATTTGGAATGAACGGTAAGATATCGAATAGCTCGCCTTCTTGGTAGAAGTACTCTCCTTCGTTACACATCCACTTACGTGCAATATCTTTAGTTGCTGGATCACATTCAAACGGTAAGGTTTGAAGTACTGCATCCATACACGCATTGTATTCTTCACGATCCATTTCTACTTCGTAGTTGATCGGTAAGATAATACGATAGCGATGTACTTCTTCAGTATGAGACTTCGTTGTATAGAAGAATGCTCGATACTGTTTAAGTAAGTCTTGAGCTACGCCAAGTGGCATTGTCCCATCAATATCTAGAACAATCATATTGAATAGAGGTAATGCGTTTTCAGCTCTACGAATATCTCCTTGGAAGTGGTGACTACACCAATGATACTCATTGTTTGTAGCAAGTAAGTGTAGCTGATCAAATGGTACGCGTTTAGCTTCGTAACCTTCAGACAGACGAGTAGAGATAGACATAATCATCTCATCTATATTGGTTTGCTTTAAGCTGTCTGCAGCTAAGAACATAATGTTATTGTCAAAAGATTTCTTAATGACAACATTGTTTTTATATCCCCAAGCAGTAGCGTACTCAATCAAATACTCTTTCTGTTGTCTGCTTCCACGGAAGTAAGGTAGAGCATACTCAAGATCAGGTAGAGTAACTGGTTGGTTTAAAGCAGCTAAATACTTTGCTAACTTTTCATAGTTGTATTCAGGGGTCATTAGACGTTTAAAGTCTTCGCCTGAATCTTCTACGATACGTATAGCGTAATCCAAGTGATCAACAGTGATAACTGGACTGTAGTCTAAGAATGCGTAGCAACCTGCTAGTTTGAGTACTTTAAAGTAGCGATGGTCCATCTCAGCTTTAAGACTAAACTCATGGTCTTTAAAATGCTCTGCTCGTTCTGAACAGTTAATTTTATATTCCATTAAGTAAACTGCTTCAGCTTCTTGGATTGTGATTTCTTTAGACAGGTTAGGATAATCAGCTAACTGTTCAAGATGAGTAGCAATGTTGTTTAGTACTGCATCTGACTTACTATTAGTAAGTAACTGCACTAATGTTTGTGCATCAGAAGTAGTATCTTTTCCTAAATGGGTTGAGTACCCAAATAGACAACGTCTTGCATATCCCATCTCTAGCATAGCTTCGAGATACGCTTGAGTTTTACCTCCATCCATTACCTTACTTGGTGTACCAAATAGAAGCATGTTTGCTGGAGTCTGTCCCTCAATACGTTCTACACGTTGATTTTCTTGCCCATTCTTAATGAGCTTATCTTTCATCTTACCTGTGTCATACAGTTCTAAGAAACCTGCTAGTACATCTTCTTGGTTTACAAGCTTTGTACCTACTTCATCTACCTGCAAGTTAACCGCACCTGAACCTGCAATGATAAGCTTATGGCGCATCTGTTTAACTGCTGCCATAGTTGCATCATCAAATGAGAACATTAGCGAACCTGCTGCATTAAACTCTTTAATCAGGCGCTCAGTTTCATCTGTAACGTCTGTGCCTTTATGTAGAGCTTTATGTTTAGCTAGTGCATTGATATTGGTTTCTGCTTGTAGATGGAAAGTGTTATCCATGAAGTTAGCACGAAACTTATTAATAACTTCTGATTCAATAAGCCCTGTAGAGAAACCTTTACCGACATATTGTCCCATACGTTCGTTATGCGTATGCGGTACGTTAAAGCACCCGCCCTGTATTTCTACAGGGATCAGACTAACTCTTATACTTATTTACTTCTTAGCGCATGACTTACATGACGTAGCATCTAATCTACGTAATCTTGCAAAATCTATTTGAGCCTGTTTACCGCAAACACACTTACAAAGTATGTATGCTTTACCTGCTCTATAGGATAAGTCTGGATCAATAACTTGCCAGGAATTAAATAATAAGCCTACGCTGTCTTGAGCTAGTTTATGTAAATTAGCTGTGCTTATAGCACCTGCTACCTTACCTGCCTTAGACTGTGCGTGAAATAATCTACCCTGTTTTTGGGCATGTATCATATTCTCTGAATGAGTTACCCATTCTATGTTAGACACCTGATTATTCTCTGCATCATTATCTATGTGGTTAATCATTGGTTTATTTAACGGATTAGGTATAAAAGCTTCTGCTACTAAACGATGTACTAAAAATCTAGAAGTAACGTGGTTCTTACATAAAGTAACTCTATGGTATGTAGAATTACTCATTACACTTTTATCCGTTTTTAAAACCCTTTCAGGATACTGTTGTAGTCTACCGTTCTTGTTGGTTACTGATCTGGCTAGTGCCTTTACAGAACCTTCATCACTTACTTGGTATAAACCTTCATACCCTAAAATATCTTTCCAAACTGTCATTGCACTTTCCTCAATGTTATAGCTAGATTTAAATATAGCACTAACGTTGTGGTAAGTAAATAAGCATCCTCCCATTTCAAACCCACTTGGGTCTTACTCTACTCAGTTCAGCTAAGCTGCTTTTCGATAGTCGTTACACACGGCTAATGCCTTGCTCGGTATTGTCTTCAACTTAATGGTCAGAGTTTCACCGAATTAGGGAGGTTTGCTAATAGGTATCACTACCTATAGGGGCATGGTTGTTTACCCTGATACTGCTAGGTTTAATGCGTAAATATTCAGTGGAATTGGAGTGCTACCCCAACCTACTACCTTCGTATGCATCTGGGAAGCGAGTACTCCCCAATAATATTGACATGCAATGCGAAAGAACATTCTCTGTTTGTTCTGAGAACGCTCGCATAAGATGTCTACGATCTGCTCTGTCATTGGATGATAGGGCATTTGATCAAAACTTTTCATAAGTATTTACCATGGTATATGTAAGTAAAGGATTTAAATCTTTAACTCACCTGACTCAATAAGTCTGTCTTTCTGAGTACATACGGTGAATGCGCTACAGTACAGACACGCGGAAACTCCTCCTTTAACTGTCTTAACTAAGCCTACAGCGCCATCATCTAAGAAGCGTCTGTTAGCATCACTAAGGTTGTCAAAGTTAGCAGTTGATTTGCTTTGTTTTTGGGGGTTCTTATAATACTTAAAAGTATCTGGTTTACGCCATAGGTCTTTATCAGTACATAAGGGTAAATCTACTTCATGAACGTCCTGCAGTTTAATTAAAGTACGAACACGTTCTTCAACGTATGACTGCACAAAGGCTGCAGAATGCAGCTTAAAACTGCGAGAGATAATCTGACTTGAAGGGTAGCTTTGAGGAGCACTCAAATATCTGTTCTTCTGCCAATCAGTAAAGATGAAGCAAATATCCATGAACTCATCTGTAATGATTTCAGGATTAAGCCAACGATAAATACTACCTTGCATAATGTAGTCTTCATCTTTATTACCTGAAGTGTATGCAAAGGTACTTGTAGTTTTAAAGTCAATCAGTTTGCCATTATCAATGAAGTCAAACTTACCTGTAACCTTTACACCTAAAATATCTTTGCTTGTTCTAAGCTCAAGATAGATAGGGTAACAAGGACCTTCAATAGTTTCAGGATTAATCTTAACTCTTGATACTGTTTTATCTGAAGCACCTAGACTTTTAAGAGTAGCTTCTAAGCGATCACTCAGCCAGGCACGTTCAATAGCATCATGGATTGCAGTACCAATACGTGACTTAATTAAACCACTAACGTCAGTAATACCTTCACCTTCAGGAACACGCTGAGAGAGTAGTACCTGTCTTATTGGTTTAAGTAAGCTTGTAGCAGATAGGCCTGCTTCAGCTCTATCATACGTATCGTGTGCAAGCCATACAGCTATAGCTGTAGGTAAGTTAGTTTGGTTTGAATACATAAGCTATCCTATTTCGTTAAGTGGTATTGGTATGTATATATCCCACGATTGCAGATACCGTTGTTGTTGTAACTCAACTAAATAGGCCACATCAAGCCCCTGCTTTTTACCTAAATAAATATGCAGTACGATTGTGTCTATACGTTGTTGCTGGGTCATCCTTTGTTCTCCTGTGCTTCGACCATTCTGCAATACTCAACAAAATCAGCTCTGCTTTCATGCACAGCTTTGAGTTGAGCTTTGAGATCGTCAATTTCAGCTTGTTTGGATTGTTGTATTTCGGGCACTGCTTGGGCTTTGGCTGCTTGCCATACTATCCATCGTATTTGAGTTTGACGGTGTTCATATAGGTTTTCATTAGGTCTATAAACAAGCCCAAGTTCTTCTGCCTTTGGGTAGTATTTAAATAGCCATGCTTCAAACGCTTCTCTTTCTTTATTCATCGTGTCACCTTAAATAAAAAGCAGAGCCTAAGCTCTGCCTTGGTTATAGATCACAACCCTCAACCATTGAGAATCTCTTGTTCAGTATCATAGTCTGTTTTAAAGAATACTGGTGGATATTCCCAATCACCTGTAAGAGTACCTACAGCGTAGTTAGTGTTTGCTGCTTCAAAGAAGTTAACTAAGCTAGAGCCTGTAAACAGTAAACCTACTTGAGGTAATACTTCTTCAGATACTTCAGTAAAGATTTTATCTACTGAGATATCAATAGCATTAATACGAGCATTTGCTAATTGCTTTAAGAAGTTAGCAATCTGATTGATAGTTAAATCATGTAGATCACCTTCTTGATAAGCACGTTTAGCTAATGCAATACCACGCTGTACAGCAAGCTCAAACATAAACTTAATATCTGTAATTAGCTTCTCTGTAACGAGATTAGCATTCTCATGAAGTTCTTGGTTTAACAGCCATGTAAGACCTTCTACGTGTTGGTTCTCATCACGTGCAGACCACTGTACTACTTCTTGCCCTAGAGCCATCATCTGCCCAAAGCGTTGAGCGTTAATGAGCATTAAGAAGATACCGTAGATACCAATACCTTCTCCACAGATGTGCTTAACTAAAGTATACACACGATCTTCAAAGCTATCTGCTTGAGCATGTGCAATCATGAACTGACGCTGATCATAGATCACATCAATATCAAGCATGTCACAGTACTCTTCCTTATTGATACCAAACTGTTCAGGAAGCATGTCATAACATTGAACGTGGGTAGCTTCTCGGTCAATAACACGAGCTAACCAGTATCGTTGTTCAGGTTGCTTGTACCACTTAGATAAGTTCTCAAAGTAAGAGCCTGCTACGTCTACGTCAGCTTGAGTAAAGTAAAGTAATAAGAACTTATATGTAGCCTTAGTCTTCTCGTCTAGCTCTTTCCAGTCCTTAATGTCTTGAGAAAGTTTACGTACTTCGTTAATGGTCCAGTTCATCTTACGATGTGTCTCACCCAACTCGAATAGAGCAGGGTATCGCATAGGCTTCCAATAAGCACGGGTATCTGTAAGTCGTAGATGTTCATGTTGGTTTAAATTAAAAGCCATTCATTAGCCCTCACATGATAGACATACTTGGAAGATGTCTGCACGGTTATAGTCAATAGTCATGATAGAAGAGTCTACCTTCTTCGCTAGAGCATTAGATGTAGCCAACGCTTTACTACGAATATAGTAGCGGGACTTACATCCTTTCTTCCACATCTGGAAGTGAACAGCGTTCACATACTTACGTGGCACATCAGGACGGAAGAATAAGTTAGTAGAGATTGCTTGACATACAAACTGCTGTGCAGCAGCTACATGTTCTACAATCCATAACTGATCTACTTCATAAGCAGTACGGAATACTTTCTTCTCTAATTCATCTAAGAAGTCTAAGTGTTGTACTGAACCATCCATATCCTCAATAGACTTACGGACTTCATAAGTATTTTTATTATACTTATCGAGTATCTTAGCCAATTCAGGCTCTACCATTTGGAATGTCGCAGACGTACATTGTTGTGGATAGATATTCTGGAAGCGAGGTTCACGACTAGGAGTAACACCACCACAGATTAAACTGTTGGTAGCTGTTGGAGCATCAGCAAGTAAGTGAGAGTTTCTACGCTTACTACGGAACATGTCAGGAGCATGACCACGTTCAGCACCTAGATGGAAGCTTGCTTTAACAGCAGTCTCTTTAACCCATTTAGTTACTGTATACGTAATGTCTAAAGCTTCAGTAGATTCATAAGGTAGCATCTTGGTTTTAAAGTAAGAGTCCCAACCCATAGAACCTAAGCCAATAGCTCGTTCTGATTTTGCTGAGTAGACTGCTTTACGTAAACCCATAAAGCGTTTCTCTACTAAAGTTTTCATAGCATCGTCTAATTGATCTTCTGCTACAAAGTCTTTAAGTACTTCACGTAAACCACTCCAGTCAAAGTCTTTAGTACATGAGTACAAAGCGTTCTGAATAAAGTATTCAAGGACGTTATCTAAGAACTCTACACAGTCAAATATAAACTGTTCGTTATCTTTCCATTCATCATGTTTAAGCATGTTGTATGAAGACAGGCAGCAAACTGCTGTACGTTCTTCATTATTAGCCAATGTGATCTCAGTACAGATATTGACGTTGTTAAAGTCTAACCCTAGCTCTTTCTGTTCTTCAGGGAGCATACGTTTACATGTATCTTCAAATACAATAAATGGACCTCCAGTTTCAAACATAAGCTCCATAGCAAGTTCCCATAGGTCACGAGCTTGGATGGTTTCTACAACCGTACCTTTGTTATCTACTAAGTCCCATGGTTTATTTTGAAGTACAGCATACATAAACTTATCTGAGCATTTGAGTGCTTGGAATACGTTACGGCTACGTTTGTTAGGATCACCAGACATTTTACGTGACTCAATAAACTCAATCACTTCTGGATGGTCACAACGAATGTTACCGCCGTATACAGCACGTCTATTACTACCTTGGTGAGCTGCTGTTACGAGAGAGTCTGTTACGTGGAAGAATGGTACTAATCCTCCTGATACTCCTCCTGTAGACGTTATAGCTCCGCCTTGACGTAATGGAGACCAGTCAGATGCGTAACCTCCTCCGTTAGAGGCAATCCATAACATTTCTTGGTAATGGTCAGCAATACCTACACGACTGTCAGGCACATAACCTGTATAGCAAGAAATAGGTAATGGTCCGTATACAGATACGTAGGCTTCATGCGAGAAGTTACGTTCAAAATCTTCAAAGAATTTAATACGTACTGGAGCGTTAGCTAGTACCGGGGAAGCAGGACCAAACCATTGACGATGCATATAAGAGTACATACGTAAAGCATGTTGCTTATCTGAAGCAAACGCTGTAGCACAGCGCATGTAAGCATGTTGAGGAGAAGTCTCACCTTCAATAAGGTAACGGTCAATGACTGTTACTTTACCTGCTTCAACCATGTGCTTATCTGCATCATAGTTAATGTGTTCTGAGAGTAATGGTTTATCTAGAGGGATGTTTAATTGGGGACGTATCATTATGCACCTAAGTCTTTTCTAGTTAATGCTTTCCATGAAATAGGGAATAAAGGTTCTACTACTTCTTGAATAGCTAAGGCTAAGTCTTGTACTTCTTTTTGTGCGTGAGGGTCAATACGTTTGTTAAACATATTTGCAAAAGACATTACATTACCTGTCCATACCCAGTTCACCATACAGCCTTGAGGCAGTACTAATCGAGCCTGTTCAGGACATACTTGGTTTGCAATCATTTCTTCATATAGTGCGATAGCTTCTTCACATTGTCTGGTATAAACATTAAGCCAATACCTAGAATTTGGATGCTTACCTGCACTACCTTGCTTAACATCTACTGCTTTAGCACGAATGCTTTCAGGCAAGTAAAGTTCAGGAGTGGTTGTGATGTAGCGTCTTGATTCTTCGTTCTCAACGAAGCCAACCTTATGCTTAAAAGCTTGTGTTCTGATAGGTAATGGAGCAGTACACTGCACTGTGATAGCTGTATGACAGAAGGGGGTGAAGTGTGTAGCAGTATTACGGATTTGATCGTAAAGCTTAGCTACTAGAGTACGGTCTGTAGCTTCTTGCAAGCTAGTTAGCATATCATCATATTCTGATGTTTTAAGTCCTCGTGCTAGATAGTTAATTAATCCCACATCCTTTTGAGACGCTTCGGTCAGTGGGTCAAATTGCGTGTTGGCAAACGATACTCTAGCAACGTCTGCAACAAGTTTATCTGTCCCTGCATGTGTAATGTATTTTACACGGATGTCGTTCATATAATAATCCTCGTACGTACTCATCAAACTAGGTCGCAAAGCGACCAAAATATTCTATACTTAGCTAAATTTAATAGGAGACTCGAATGTCTGATTACACTTCAAAGTACCCATCAGAAGAGGGTGACAATAGTAATAAGACTTCGTCCGAATTACTAGCAGAAACTTTGAGACCAATATATGTACCTCAAGATTTGATGCTTGCTTGGGAAATGCACTTAGCTAGTTATTCTAGCAATACGAATGCTTTGTTAGACCAGGTTAGGGATTCAGAAGCTGATCTAAATACTCAGTACCAAGCGTTACTTACACGGGTACGGAGATATGAGCAGATGCTTCAAGATATCACTATGGATTCAAATGAATTCACTATGGATACTGATGAAGTAAATTTTACTGGATGGAATATATTAGCTCAGGCATCTTACTGGGATTACTTGCTACGTAAAGAAATTACAAAGTTAAGCGATCAGATCAAAAGTGCTGAGTATAAAGGTGAATTGGTAGCTGATGTTTCCGATAGTGTTCTTGAAAGCCTATCTACAGGTAATCAGTATATTAGTAATATTATCGGAGCATTAACAGATAGTCCGTTAATACGTGATCTAGGTGCAGCTCTTAGTGGTACGTCTACTAGTTTAAGTGATTTACGTTTAGCGCATGAAACACTTAAAGCAAAACAATATGCAGATGCTATTGCTTTAGCAGAACAGAATGGTGAAACCTTTGATCAATTAACGCTTACGTTCAATGATTTAATTTCTGAGCAGATAGGTAAAATTGCAGAGGAAGCTGCTATACGTACCAGTTTATTCCAGGAATTAGAAGACGGTATTACAACAGAAGCTCAACTACGTTATGAAGGGCAAGAAGCTATAGCCACACAAGTACTTGCTATTAAAACAAGCACAGAGACTGCTGTAGCAGGCATCCTTCAAGACTACAGTACAATTGCGGGGACTGATGAAGCCATCACTACAGCGTTAAATACGTACAGCGCTCAAGTAGATGGAACTATTGCTACCATTCTTACTGATTATGTTTCGTATGCTAATTTAAATACTGCATTGGTAAGTAAGTCGGATGAATTGCTTGCTATTGTTAACGACAACATTGCACAGTTAGATATCACTAATGAAATCCAAGCAGGACTGTCATCCATTAAAGCATTGAGTACTGTAAGTGTAGACCTTAATGGAGTAGTTGCAGGATATGGTTTAATCTCTGAATTAGAGAATGGAGTCGTTAAATCAGCTTTTGGTGTTAATGCAGATACTTTTTATATTGGTAAACCAACAGATGCAGTAAAACCTTTTGTAGTCACTACTGTACCTACTAATATTGATGGTGTTGATTTTCCTGCAGGTACTTGGATTAATTCAGCTATCATTGCTAATGCAACTATTGGTACTGCTCACATTGCTGATGCTGCTATCACTAACGCTAAGATCGCTAACATTGATGCTGCTAAGATCACTGCAGGTATAATCAATGCAGATCGTATAGGTGCAGGTTCCATTACTGTAGATAAAATGAATGTTAATGAGTTAAGTGCTATTACAGGTAACTTTGGTACATTCACTACAGGCACTGCAGGGGGTGCTCGTATTGAGCAACGAGGTACTGGTATTACGATCTACGATGCTAGTAATAAATTAAGGGTTAAAATAGGTAAGCTGAACTAATGGCAGATATTTACGGTATTAAAGTCTGGGATGCAAATAATAAGTTGCTCCTAGATTCTTCTGATAAGATCACTAGTATTATTTGGTCAGGTACTATAGCTTTTCCGAATGATGTATCTACTGGACCTAACTGGCCCAATATGTCACTTAACAATTTTAATAATGCTACGCGCCATCTAGTAGTTGAATCGGATGCCTTCTTACAAGGTACTCCTTATGTTATGTACCATGACCATAATGGTAAGTATACTGCATCAGGTACACAGCAGATGGCAGGAATACGTCAAGCAGTACATTGGACAATGTTAAGCCCTACTAAGATGTGGATTCTTTATACCATATTCTCCCCTGGGTGGTCTCAGGCTGATATTTACTCAAGATATAACAATGTTCCGGTAACAGTAATGGTAGGTATTTACTAATGACAGACGAATATGGTATTAAAATTTGGAATACCCAAGGCAGCGTGCAAATAGATTCTAATTATAGAAATATTGGATATATAAGCACCATCTATATTACCGATTTAACTGCTGGTTGGGCAGAAGTAGAGATTGAAGACTTTAAATGGTATGTTATCGAACCGCTAATGTTTGACTCTACACGTGCTACCCCATTCTTAGATTCATATACTACTATAGGCGGTTTTAAGAAAACTGTAAAAGTAAATCGAGCATGTAACATACATGTCTTTGGTTTTATTCCTACCCCCTCAAACATGGAATATGGATTTAGGGTATGGAATGCAAATAGTGAACTGGTTTATGACAGTACATTCCTACCCTTTAAAGTATTAGACCATATTAAAGGCACTCTCAGTAGTGCTCAAATTGATAGTAATACTGTAGTAAATATATTAGAAAAAAATTATGGTAAAAGAGTGGGTTTTTGTGTATCTAGGCAGTTACAGTGCAGTGGACTCCAGTCCCCTAATTTTTATCAACGATGTCTATTTTTTACTGCGTTAAGTAATGGATATGCTAGAGTAGATTTTAAAACTGCATATACAACAACAAATGCTGCAGACACCCCTGCAACAACTACCAGTCTTACAGATAGTACATTAAATACTTATGAGTTCACTGTGGTTGATTGTAGTTTTTTACCTCAGTAAAGAGAACTCTACACATTACACAGATATAGGTGATACAGATGGCTGAACAATATTTTAAAACAGGTGCTGATTTTGAATACCCTTTAGAGTTATTTGATGAGGATGCAAACGCTGCTGTAGCTATTACAGGGGATATGCAAATACAAGCTAGTAACGCGGAATTTGGCACATCAAGTATCATAAAGATTAGACATACTCCGGGTGGTGCTAATCTCTCACTACATTCTAGTACTAATCTTCCGAGCGGTATCTACATATTACAGCCAGTTGCTTTGGGTAGATTACTTACACCGTGATAGGTTAATTATCTCGTTGCACATCAAAATAAAAAGCCCCATACAGGGGCTTTACTTTATCTGTTATTATTCTACATGTTTTATATAACTAAGGTATTAAACATGCGTAATGCAATGTGGGTAGGTAGAGGTATTAGAGGTATGGGTGGAATTCCTATGCTTGGTACTGGTGCTAGAGGTTTAACAGCCTTAATCAGAGGGATATTTCGTAATAACGAACAAGGCTTCTTCTACGACCCAAACGATCTAAGCACGATGTATCAGGATGCAGCAGGTACTACTCCTGTGACGGCTGTGGGGCAACCAGTGGGGTTGGTACTGGATAAGAGTAAAGGTTTAGCTTTAGGTGCTAACTACCTAAATACTGCTACGTTAGATTTCACTATTGGTTGGTCTAGTACAGCAAGCGTTACAGCAAAATCTAAAAATTCATTTACAGTAAACGGTTCAGGTGGATGCTATAGAAACTTGAGTGGGTTGATAAGTAAAGTTGTACGTATTAGATTAAAAGGTCGGTGCGGTGTTTCATGGACGTTACGCAATAGCGGTGACGCTAATGGCGCGGTAAATGTGCCTGCTGGAGAGTTCGATGTAACTTCCAATAACGCTGAGATATTTAAAAACTCTGCGTCAATATATTTTATAATTAATGGGGCATCTACGCTTACTTTAGACTCTATTTCAGTTGATGAATTAAAAGGCAACCACGCATACCAAACCACATCAGCAGCAAGACCTATCTTGCAGCAGACACCTATACTTGGTAATGAGCTGGTTGTTAATGGAGACACATCAAATGGAACTGACGGTTGGATAACAACGAATGCTACACTACAAACTATAGATGGCTCATTTGTTATGGCTTCTTCTGCTCAATTTGGTGGTGTAACAAAGCCTATTTCCCTAGACACTTCTAAAACGTATGAACTTACTTTTACTGTTATAGGTAATACAACAAATGTTGTATTAGCAGCAATTATTCGCCCCGCTAGCACAATAACAAACTACGCAAGTGTGACTATCACTACAGCAGGAAAGTATAAACTGATATTTAAACCTACAGAAGTATCATCTAGGTTTATGTTCCAACACAGTAATGTAGCACCTACTGGTAGCTTAACTTTTGACGATGTAAGTATTAAAGAAATCACAGGCTACCGCACAGATCAAAACTACCTAGCATTTGATGGTGTTGACGACTTCCTACAGACGAATAATATTGACTTCACTGCTACAGACAAGGTGAGCTTGTTTACTGGGGTGCGTAGGTTGAGTGATGCTGCGCCATCAGTTCTTGTTGAATTAAGCGCATCTATAGCAAATGTTGGCACATTTAACATACAAGCCCCCCGAACAGGAAACTCTTATGGTGTTGGTGTTCGCGGCTCAACACTCAATGCAGTAGACTATTCAACGTACACAGCACCAATTTCTAATGTTATTTCATTGAAACTCACTACATCAGCAACCAACTATCTTGGAGCGATTATGGGTAGATTTGATGGTGTAAATACCGCAGGATCTGCCAATTCAAGTGCTGCATCAATAGGCAACTACGGCAACTACCCACTCTACATCGGCAGACGAGGCGGCACATACCTGCCGTTCAACGGTCATCTATACAGCTTAATCGGCATTGGTAAATTAACTTCAGACAGTGAAACATTAGCTATTGAAAAAGAACTAGCTAAACGAATAGGGGTCACGCTCAGTGTTTAAATTATCTGTAGTAAACATCGTCCCTGATGCTCACAAAGATGCGATTAACCAGATTGCTGGAGCTTATGGCTGTGGTGATAACAATCTATCTGTAGAGTTAATTGACAGCAACGGTGCAATATATTGGGGCTGTCATTCGTGGTGGAAGCCCGAAGATTATGCAGTGTTCAGTGATGCTGGGTTACGACAGCAGGTAGTCCCTACCGAGTTACAACCTGCGCTTGAGTTTCTGTATGAACGATTAGTGCTTGATGGTGATGCCCGAGAGAATTGGCAAGCTGTACTGGCTGAGCTCGGTTTGAGCGTGGTGGAAGAAACCCTATAAACCAAATTAAACATGAACCGTCCGAAAGGGCGGTTTTTTTATGGAGAATCACATGCTGGTCAGCAGAATTATTGAAATGTCGCTCAAGCAACTTGGC